GGAATATAATCATCGTATCTGCCCGGATTCTCCAGATAGACTTCCTGGCAATGATAAGCAATTGCACCGAGTTCAAATTCGATTTGCTTTGTCACTGCCTTGTATTCCTTGGGGCTCAATTTATTTCCGGAAGGAGACACATCAATCAATCGTCTGATAAGACCTGACTTTGCGTCCGTAATCTTGACCGGTTTATTGGTACCCATGAACAGGAAGCACTTGAAGCGGTTTGCGTAGGTCGATTTGAATTTTTCGTTTACTGTCATCAGCTCATGAGAAACCAAACTATTCAGTCGAGTGTTATCCTCAATACGAGACAGATCACCATCATGCTGAATCGCCACAAGTGGGTTTGTCTTAAATGCCTCCAATGCAAAGGAGTTACTGGATGAACCCAGTGCCTTAGCGTCAAAGACCGAGTAATATCCTTCAAAGAGCTGCTGAATAATATTCAGAACCGTAGACTTACCCGTACCTGCTGCACCGTACAGAACCATGAATTTCTGCAATTTCTTCGACTCTCCACAGACAATGGAACCAATAGCCCATTCAATTTTCGTTCGCTCTTCTTCAGAGTAAATTGTGGACATCAGTTTATTCCATGCATCCGTGGTCCCTTCCTCAAGAGGATAGTTCAGCCGCTTACTTGCATAGTCTTTTTTGTTCGTCGGCGTATTGGAGAATATAAGTTTCTCATCAAGCATGTGGAAAGAGTCTCGCATCTGCTTTTGACAGTATTTGTGCCACGAATCGATCATCCCGGATTCGGAATCCCACATGTGCAGAACTTTAATACTCGAATCAAAGTTTTTGCGGTTTTCCTCTGCATACTTGTCAAGTTCCCGGTCAATAAGCTGGAGTGCATCTTGCTCATCCGTAGACCATAAACCTCGGTCTTCTAACCAAATAGCATAGAAGTCACCGCCTCTAATCATCAGGTCGGAGCTTTTCTTAATGATAAACTTCGGATAGATTTCTATTACACCACGCTTCGTACTACGGGTCGAAATCATTAAAAAGTCGATCATCGAAGTTCTTTAGTCTCCTTCCGTTTTTCTAAGCTCCTTGATTTCGTTTTTAAGGTCCCCGATCTCATCACGCATACTGCGAATCTCCAAGTCTTGGATAAGCATGTGCACAGTCATAACCGTGGCAACCATTACGGCGCTGCGATTGAAAGACCTCTGCTTTCTGAGCATCTTAGCAAACACCCGCATCGCGGTTTCGGAGCAGCGAAGACTGCCGAAAATATAACGGATCATTTCATCCATGTTTCTTTTCTCCTTTCATGTCGGCAAGAAATTGATCGATCGTCTCAAACTTCCAAGCCTTCGGCTCTCTCAACGAAAATATAAATTCCTGTCCATTAGTTTTGCGGATTCGAATGCTGTTTTTACCATTTGGGAAGTATTCTTTTACCTCCTTTGCCTGGTCGGGTAAGCATGTCTGGAAAAACCCGTACACTTGCGTATGAATCATGGTAAATCTCCTCTATAGGATGCTGTCCAAATACCAATTCATCTGCCACCAGATTTCGACAGTTCGCATGTCATACTTGCAGCGTTCGACGGTAAACAAACCGCCTTCACCATTTCGTTTGTACTTGCGGTTCATAAATCGAGATATCACATCGTCCGTATACGCCGCATCAAATCGAGAATCGCTCATCGAACCCAGACCCAAACTGACAATCATATTCCAGAACCACTGTCCCATACGATTGCCGATATCCGGGTCGGTCATAATGTGTTCTTCACAACGAAATGCTAAGGCAATAAGCATCTCTAATACACTGCAAGGGCGGTTGTCCAGATAACTGGCAATCATAGGACCCTCGTATTCTTTTTCATAACCAAAACGATACCGGAGGTCTATCCCATCTTCTGCTCGATTTCCATCCATCGGTAGCATATATTGAAAATCAATATTGTGCAGATGACGGAGAAGCTTATGGTAAGACAGCCTCCGGCTATATCGTTCGTTACATACGAGCTGACACATCCACTCAAAATATTCATTGTTCAGCTCAATTTCAGTCATTCGGTCCTCCTATTAGTAGTTGGAGCCTTCGGCAACATCTGCGAAAGAGCGATTATCTCTGAGAATCTCGTAGTCGCATCTCAGACGGTCATTACGAATAAAGACTGAATCGTCCTCATACTCTCCGAAATGTTCAGTGAAGTCCTCGCCAACGGTGTCCTCAATATCCTCAACGACTTCGTCCTCGTCGTCAGCAAGGACACCATCGCCGGCGTAATAGGTCAGACTGATCTGTGTGTAGTTGTCATTCTCACCATAATCATCCGGCGAGATGACATAAGGTTTGTTGGGCATAGGTTCATCCTTTTTTTCTTCAGTATTTTTCTTGCTATGCTCCGTGTAATTGGTATAACCCTCTTCCTGAAGCTTAGCGGCATAATTCACAAGATCAGGCTTCAGCTTGGCAATATCTGCCTTGTGCTGATTCTCTTCCTGTTTTTCATTGTCCTTCTCGTTCTTAGCGATATTGGTGAATACGGGCTTTCTTTCGGCAAAAGCCGCCTTCACAGAATCGATCTCTTTCTGCGTGATCTGCTCGTAATACCGTCTAAGACAAAGCCATGTTGCCGCAGCGCCTACTGTGGCTCCAGCCAGGAACATGGCAAAACCAGTTTTACTCATCTTCGTATTCCTCCTCGTCAGTTTGAATCGTGACAACAGTAATGGCGAGACCTCCGAACAGCAATGCTGCACTCAGAAGAATCCCGCCAGTAATATGTCTTTTCCGTCGGCTGTCCAGCATGGCATCGACGGTCGAAATGAAATCATCCAAAATGTCCATCATTTACTCCTTTCCACCGGAGAGAACAGCAATGCCTCCTACGAGACAAAGCCCTGCCATAGTGGAAAGAATGTACGAAAACAACGCTTTCATTTTTATGTTCTCCTTTCAGTCATAACTTGAAAAGTAGTGACAACACTCCTGAAACAAAGGCTCACCATACTTGCTGTATCCTCCAGCCATGAAGAATACACAATCGTAATTTGTCCGTTCCAAAAGTTCTTCCTTTACCAGCTCGACAATTTCCGGCATGACATAACAGCGTTCAAGCCTGCTATTCCACATCACGCTGAATTGATTGGGCTGGTAAATAACATCGTACACAGTATCCGGGAAAGACGGATGATCGATACGGTTAAGAATCGTATCAACAACCAAGCGTTTTCCCAGTTCTGTTTCTCCTTCAGCTTCACCCATGGTTACGAGTGCTATTAGATTGATTTCCTCCTGTGTAAGAGGATAGTCTGGCTCTTTCTTCACCTCTGGTTCCAAATCAGGAGACTCCATCAGAAGATCCGCCATTATCACCGGCTCTGCCTCTGCAAGAACCGGATAGGATTGCCTAATCTCCGATGTTTCTTTATCTGTAGAGCGAACAACGCCGCATACCGCAAAACCGATGAAAAATATCATGCAGAGAACGGTAGCTATCGCTCGTGGTTTGATGTGCATTGCTAAAACTCCTTTACATTAAAATATCACCCCCAGTCAAAGTCTGAAGGTGATTGATTACATCTTTTCCCAGATGTTGCCCTCAACATTGAAGTCGAGCAGAAGTGCCGGCTCATGACGACCGTCTTCGGTCTCACGCTCTACCTCAACGATGCGGAAATTAACATAGCCGTCCGGACCATCCTTTGTCCAGCCGACAATCTGACCAGCAGGAGTACGAGGAAGATCCAGATCGTCAAGAACCTCATTCAGGAAGAGGTGACCACGGGTCTGAAGCTTGTCGTTCGCAAATGCCTGCTGTGCCTTGAGGAACATGCGATTGTAATCGGGGTTAGTCTCATAGTTGCGGCTCTTGCTGTCGAAATATACAGCATAATCGCTCTGGAGATTAGGATCAGCGACCATCACAGTCTTCTTGACCTTCTTCTCCTTGCCGGTCTCAGGGTCAACTTCGATTTCCTCGAACTTCTTCGCCTTGATGCCATACTTCAGTTCGGTATCTACCTGCTCGCCGAAACGCTCGATAACTCGACCACGATACTCCTTGAAGCTCTTATCGATTGCAGCATAAGCAGCACCAAGAGCCACATTGCGTTTACGCAGAATGTTGTTAGATGCCAGAATACTGGTGATAGACAGAGTGCCAAGAATGATGGCAGGGCCATAAAGCTTTGCGAGCTTCATTCCGGTCTGAGCATAGACAACAACCGTGTCCTTCTTGCCGTCCTCGGTCGTATACTCCTGACCATTGATTGCACCGGTTTCCATACCCTCGTGGATAGTATCAAGAGTACCCTTAGTCTCATCAAGAATCTCTGCTACCTTAGTGGTGGCCTTGCAAGCGAGAACGGCACTTACGACCGTACCGGCAATACCAGCCACAACGAGAATCTCGGGGCTGTGCTTCTTGAGCTTCATAACGGCTTTGGAAGCCACGCCGTTCACGCTCTTCATAATTTCAGTCTTATTTTTCATGGTTTGTTATTCTCCTTTTCAGTTTTTAGAGTTGATTTCAGCACCGCAGGCAGCATATCCAGCCAAATCGACATAGCTGTCGTCCGTAGCCGTTCCTGTCCTGATTCGTGCAATCTTAAGAAGTGCCATCATCATGGACACATCATTTGCAGTAAACTCAATGCCTTTATAAACGCTCCAAAAGCCCGCAATAGCAGTGAAGTTATCTTCAGGAGAGCCATATTCGTTCTCTCTCTGACCGCATACACAAGCCTTTGCCTTATCAAGAGTCTCAGATCTGGTCATCATCTTCATCCTCCCCGTCGGTAGAAATAAACGGAATATAATCCCGCTTACGCTCCTTAGCGATTACCTGACAGCCGCACATCGGGCAGTCAAAGGCATCATACAAACCCTCCTCGGCAGTAGTACCAAAAGCAACTGCCAAGCCAGTTTTTCCGTTATCACGAGCGATGTAATGACGCTCGATAATCGCATTAAACTTAGTGCCACAAATTTTGCATTCAAGCATTATTTTTTCTCCTTTCAATTCAGCGGAATAGCACGAGGCAGTTTCAGAATATAACCATCTCGAACTCGTACCGCAGTTGCACCACCAATATTTGTCCAACCGTAGCGGTTCATAGTGAAATTATCATTGGGGACACGAGCGAGATCATAGAAATCAGACACGCTCACCGTTCCATACTGACTAATAATATCGTTCATCGCATCAAGAACCGCCTCTGCATCTCCACGGGTATCGAAGAGAATATCATCATATTCAGGTGTATTGCGTCTATTGCCGGCGGAACCAGCACGCACTCTGTCTGCGCCTTGATCGTAGTAGTTTCGATAAGACACCTTAGACGCAGTTCCGTTTTTCTTGCTGCGACCTGCCTCGCCGTAGAGGATCATGTCAATACCGGTAGTGACAATGTCAGAAATCGCTTTTTTGACAGCAGGTACAATAACCTCCATCAAAATATAAGATTTAACATTGTTAGCATCCTCGGCAATAAATACATCTGCGAATTTTTGCATATCTCCTTTTTTTCGAGTTTTTGCAGCCCCGGTAATAACCGCCTCAACTTTCTTTTCTGATTGCTGCTCCTGGCGAGCTTTATCAGAATTAGACTTGTAATCTTCCACTGGGTGATCTCCTTTCTTATGCCGGAATCAGCTTACCGGGCAGAGTAATTTTTGTATTCGGCATTAAGCCGTTTTCTTTCTTGTATCGATAGGCGAGATTACTCTTCGCTTTCGCTTCTGTCGGAGCAACAGTAGTTGCTTTCCAACGATGTTGCACACAATCATCGAATCGCATAACAGGACCGTCATATTGATACTGCTGCATATTTTTCCTCCTTTCGAAAAATAAAGAAAAAAGGGAAAGCACCCTGTTACAGGTACTCTCCCTTATCCGAACTTCTCAAATTCGCATTTTCAGTTGTCTTCGGTGACAACATCAGATTCTTCCAAGATAACCGTATTCTCCTCAGCAGCCATCTTCTTCTGCTCGATCTGGGCTTTGATGTTTGCGATCACCGGCTTTGCTACATACTTGTAGACGACCACGCCTACAACTACGCTCAAGCCGATACCCGCAGCAATCTTTACGCCCTTGCTCAAACCAGCGTTCTCGATAACCTCTTCAGTAGCTTCAACGACCTCGTTGTTCATAATCTCATTGTTGTTCATTGTGAAATCTCCTTTCAAATGTGTGAAATTGTGGAATGTTCTTCCATTAAATAAGTTGTAAATTTCGCGCGGCAAGTTTACTGATAGTCATAAACTGGTGCTACCTGATAGTCAATTACCAAGCAAGGGGTACCGTTTGCATCCAGCTGGGACGAGAATGCGAGGTCAATATAACCCTTATCGATGTTCCATCCGAGCATATCGCCCATCTTGGTTCCGTCTAAACCGAGTTCATAGTAGAAATCGTTTAGCGTGACATATATTTCGTCACGCATCTGGCGATTCAGTTCGTTCATGACTCTGGTAATCTTATCCCTGTCAGACTTGAAATATCGTCCGGATAAGACATCATAACAGATTGTGTTGCCACCGCTTTCAGTGAGAATAACCTCTCGAACAGGGTTCTTAACCATCTTGTCTTTCGACACAGAGTCTCGAATGGACTGTTCTTTTTTCTCACCAATCGTCTCGACGACTTTTTCCTGATACTCTTTTAGAGTAGACTCCGAAAGGGTATATGCCGTTGCCAGAGCAGCATTCCGACGAAGATTAGTCGAGCTTGCTCCAATCAGACAGAAGACAGAGATGGAGCCTACAACGGCTGCCGGAATATAACAAGGCCAAGCCGTCTTGATGATGTCCTTCGGCTCAAGTCTGTCCGTATCCAACTCATCTTTTTTCTCTTCAAGCAGAATTAGAGCTTTGGGGGTTGCTTTTACCGCCATAACAGTGGTGGTAATCATGCCAGCAATTCCAATACCGGTGAGAATTTCAGGACTATGTTTTTTCATTGCCGTCCGTACACCTTTGGCAATGCTTGCTAAACTTTGTTTAGGCATGATTTTCTCCTTTCATCTGAAAACATTGCACAATGCGAGGCACATCAATCACATAATTAGGACCAATTCGCACTACACTCATGTTCAAGACTACATCTTTAGTCCATCCATAATTTCTTAACTCGTATGAGTCTTTGTCCTCTAAACCACAAAGTTCATAATAGTCATTTACGCTGACCGCCCCATATTGAGTGGAAAGTTCGAGCATTTGGCTATAAACCTTCTCCGCATCAACACGAGTGGCAAAAACCGCAATATCATAGATACGGCGTACAGGTGGTCTGCGCTCTGTCGTCGAATTAACTGCCAGTCCGTATTTCTGTTCGAGCAGATACGCTTGGCATAGAATGTCGAGTTCCTCTTCTGTTGCTCCTTTTGCTGCCGCCTGTACAATGTAAGATCTCATAACCTTAGAACTCTGCTTCTGTTGACGGTAGTTTTGGTATGAAACTTTCATGTTTCTTTTCTCCTTTCGGTTAAACAAATAGTAAACTTAGTTCTTCGGCTGTTTCGACTGCGCTCTGAAATATAAAGCTACGCTGCTCATCCTCGCCGTAACAAGCATACATAGCCATCTCGAACATGAAGTTTTCGATGACGGTGATTGGATCATCGAAAGGCTTATCTAAGATTCGATCACAGATTTCATATGCAGCCCATTGCTGATATGACCTTTTTCCGAATTCATACTTTGGCCATGTGAAAGATGGACTGAACAGATGCTCATCAACATATCGCTGAATAATCGAAACAGCCGTGCTTACATCACACATATCGTTCGGATAAAGAGGAAGAGCCCTTGTTAGGACTCCTCATCTTCTTCATCGCTAAGTGCGGCAAGCTTCTCATTGATGCGTTCGTCGATTTTTTCTTCCATCTTCTTCTCGTTAACCCAGTCAGTGAGGAGCGTAGCCCCCATACCTACTGCGGTAGCGACAAGACCCAGGATTTTAACCAATTTTGCATTATTCATAAAGCGAAACCTCCTTTTCGTTTTCATAAAGTAAAATGTATTTTTTGCGAACTTACAGATCTTCCATCCACTCGGCTGTCGGCTCAAAAACCATGTCAATGACATAGATCTCCATACCGTCATCCAAAGTGAGTCGGTGGTGGTTAAAATCAATCCAATAAATATCACCATTACAACTTGACCATCCTACGGCATCTCCAAGTTCCGTCTTTTCAAGTCCGAGAAACTCGTAAAAATCATTAAGAGGAATAACACCTGCAAACATGAAATTGCGGTTCAGATGGTACTCAGCCTGAATGACTTTCTCGATGGTTGACTCAAAATATCTTTGCGAAAAGCTATCGTAGAAAGTGCGGGAGACTTCTGGTTCCATGCCTTCACCAAAATCGAGGGAAGAATCGTACCAACCTCCGTTAGCAGAGATACTTATGTCCTTGCACTTTTCTTTGGCGATAGAATCTACAATGGCATTATGAGCTTCCTCACCGTAGAGCTCTTTCACCTTGTCCTTATACTCCTTATAGGAACTTTGGACGAGTGTATATGCACTTGTTAGTGCTGCCTGTTGACGCCTGTTTAGTGCATTAGCACCCATAATACAGGCGATGGTAGAGACTCCAATTGCTACAGCCGGAATATAACATTTCCATGCAGATGCAACGGCTTCTTGCTTGGTGTAGGCGTATGGGTCACCATCATGTTTTTTGCGACTATCAGCATAGATGAGGCTTACTGCCCTCGGCGTAGCCTTAACTGCCACAACAGCCGTTACAACAACACCGACCGATGCTACACATGACAATGCAACAGGCGAGTATTTCCTGATACAAAGCCCTGACTTATGTAGCAACTTGTAGATTGCTTGGTTTTTACTCATGTTTTTCTCCTTTCATGTTTTGTTATTTCATAGCCCTTAGAAGATCTAAAATGTTTGCTGCCATTTCACTGGCAGATCGAAACATAAGGCTTGTGTTTGGATTCACCCTTGCATACTCAGCGGTCTTCATCATGAATTCATGCGTGAGCTTACAGAATTCTTCAATAGACCCTTCTCTTCGAGGGTAAATCTGTTCGGCGATAAAATCCCTGAGCTCGTCGACAGCCCATTGTGAGTAACTCGCTTTTTTGTAATCTTCAGTCCATTTGCCAAACAAAGGCGGCATCCAAGCGTCCATGCGGTACATGTCATACAAGATTAAATCAAGCTGATCGATGCTCATGTCTTTTTCTCCTTTCATGCGAAAAATAAAAAGCAAGAGAGACTGTATCGGATTCGAACCGATGACCTCCACGGAAGTGTGGCGCTCTACCAACTGAGCTAACCCGTCTCTCATAATAAGACTTGTAAATTTCGCGCGGCAAAAGAAAAGAGCCGTTGTTAGCAGCTCTTTTCCGATTTTACAAACCAATACTTTTCAGGATTTTAGTAAGTTCATCTTTCTCAAGATCGGCATCTATATCCAGGTGAACATGCGTCTTTCCGTCAACGACTGTGGCTTTTACCTCGTTCAAATTCAGTTTTACATCATAACCAAATTTCTTTCGGATTGCCAAACTCGCCAATTTCGAGATAATGCTCGTAGTGAATTTAGAACCAATTTTCATTTCGTCCATGCTCCTTTTACTCCTTTCGAATAGCATCGTTTTCCATAATAGGAGTTGTGATTTTGGCGAAAAGAAAAGAGCCGTTGTTAGCGGCTCAATCCTCAATAAATCCAGTTTTCTTTTGCAAAGAACAACGGTATTGCGATAAACGCAAAGAATACTAATGCTGTTGCATCTTTGTCGATAAGCACCGGTAAGTACCCACAAATAAGTAATGCTACGGCATATAGCTTGTTCTTTAGTGTTTTCATAATCCACGTCTCCCTTCAAAATTCAATGGTTTTTCATAAAGGGAGATGCGTTTTTTGCGCTTAAATATCTCGTCTATCAAATACGGTTTCCCATCGTTCTTTCTGAATGGGTTTCATTTTTAATGCCCACATAATTTGGCGAACCGTTACAGTAGGGTATAGCCCGTCCGTACAAGCTCCGGCACGATTATTGAAGTATTCCTTAAAATCAGGGTGTAAATATAAAGCGTCAGTAATCCATGGGTCAACTTCACTCCACCAGGTACTTTTTGACTCGGTGTCAAACCGTTGCTGAATTACTGCAAGACCCTTCTCTTCGATTCTGTATAAAGTACAGCTATTGTAAACCGGATGCTCGCAAATATAACGCTCGCCATACAAAGACAAGTAAATTTTTGGTTTATTGAAGTGGTATCGCATATCCATCACCTATAAAAAGAAAAGAGAAAGAGCCCTCGTCAGGACTCCTTCCCTTTGCTAATAGTCTTAATTAGTCGTCGCAGATCTGATCTCTGGTCGGGTATAGAGCATCATATTCTTCATCGTTCTCCATACCGTAATGCTCTAAATCGACGGAGTGACCGCAAGCCGGGCATACTAAAGTATCTTCCCACTCGTCTTCGAATTCCATAAGTCCTCCGCATTCACTGCAAATATACCGTCCAGTAAGTAAACCGTCTCTCTGCGCGTCGTTAAAAAAGCTCATTGCAAATTACCTCCTTGATATTGTGTGGCACTATTAAGTATAGCGACCATCAGTATTTTATCAAGAGATAAAAAGCACTTTTACATCTCTCATAATAGCCTTTGTAATTTTGGAGAAGGAGAAAAACGAAGAGAACGTGTTGTATACACGAACTCTCCGCTTTTGGAACCGGTTTATTTCTTAGTCGGTCTGAATCGACTGAATAAACCTCTGAATGTCTGGGAGGTGAAAGTTCCGTCCTGTTCGAACTTGAAACCTCGTCTCATCCAAACGCCGTAGAACATCAACGGCAGCACCAGCTCGGCAGCAGCCATACCAAATCTGAAGTATCGATCTTTGACAGACTCCTCCATTTGAGCTATCTTGGACTCCTGATCGATTTCACGATTTTCGATCTTGTCCAAACGCTCATAGGTGTTCTTGTCCTCTTCGAGCTTCAGTTTGTACAGCTTCGTCAAGCTATCCACTGCTGTGGTATGCTCCTGACTTCCGGATTCGAGAGATCCCAAGCGTTTAATTTCGGCTTTGATCTCCTCTTCCAACAAACTTCTGTTTTCTTCACCCATATTCGTTTCTCCTTTCGTTTTAATAGGGTTCCATAAAAGGAAGTGTTATTTGTGCGGAATAAAGTCTTCACGCTTCACTTCCAATAGGACTGTTCTTTGGGTCGCAATTTCATTAACGCTCTTTTTCAGTTCCAGAAAAAGGTATGGTCCGTCCGGATCAGACTTGTCAATACGCAGAAAACCAACTGGATGCTTTCGGCGAATGATAGATGAGACGACAAACCCAATCATAATTCCGACAACTACATAGACAACTTCCACAGTGATCTCCTTTCAAATTGTTTTTCAAAAATTTCAACCCGGGGATTTTTCCAGATACTAATTTAACACAGATACCTGTCACCTCCGTCCGGGTTTTAATCTAAGTTAGAAAAAGAAAGAGCCAATGCTATAGTGCATCAGCTCTCACTTCTCCATAAAAGACACTGTTATTCTTGCGAACCCTCGTAGACGATCTTCTTCCGTAAGTCGGACCAAGTTATATATCGGTCTTTACGGCATACGGGACAATAAAACTTGCTTACCTTGCCTCCGATATCTGTCAGTTCACTGCTATCGGCTTCGAGTCTGCTCTGGCAATTCGGGCAGTTGAAGCGATAGACTTTCTTCACCGCAATATCCACTATCTTCATTACTGTCTCTCCTTACTCAGCAGCCAGAAAAACCGTCTGTACAAGTCGTAATAAACATCTTTGCAGCACGGAATACCGGTTCTGGCTTTCAAATGGTCATATGAAATGCCCTCCGTTATAGCTTCCAAAATATAACACGAAAGCTCTTCGTCCGTTTCTTTTGCAACCTGTTCCACCATCTTCATGCGGTCGGAATAGTACAGCCTATCATCAATGTGCTTGGTAACGGGATCACTAACAACATTCGTTTTGCAGGGCGGCACTAATTGAGGCCATGAACCCGGATAGTCTATCAACGAATTGTACGCATGACGCCACAACGGGTATTGCAAGCAGAAATGCTTCAATTCGTAATAGCGGTGTTTCTCGATCCAGTAACGATTAGTCTTTGAGCTCCACTCTTGTCGTGAGCTTTAGATCCTTTGAGAAGTTTACTGGGGTCTACGGTGTCGCCAGTAAGGTCGATGAGAACACGACCGCCATAAATAACCTTATTAACGTTTTGGTTAGGCATTTTGATTAACCTCCTCTGCAATATAAACCGTAACCCCATCATAGTTGTTACTGGTTTCGAAATATGGGACTTTTTGAACAATAATATCTTTCTTAAGCACTTTATTGGCTGTTGGCAAGACCTGAGTGTTAAAAGCGTTCGGCACCACTTCATATTCTCCAGAATAAGCATTAAAATCTATCACAGCAGACAGCTTGCCAGACAAACTTCCAAAGCAAGTTAATTTACCAGATAATGTGCATAGTCCAGAGATATGACCAGTAAGGCACTCAAACGCTTTTATGCTACTCATGTCAATGCACCTCTTCCGTTAGCTTAAGAATTGCTTTTGTGATGAAAGTATCAACTTCTCCTGTGGCCTTCGTTAATTCAATGTCGTAGACGTACTTTCCGAAGGGAAGATGTTTTGTATCTTCCGGATTGAGGGTCAAGATCATCGTGTCAATCGGAATCTCCTTGATAAGAAGAGGAGTTTCATCATTATAGTCATTCTTCATGGCAAATCGAATACGATCACCATTCATGGGAATATACTGATTGTCATTTAGATCAGTAATCGTAATAAGCGCCGAAAAAGTATCACCCCGAGTCAAAGTAATCATTGTGCCAGAAACAGAATAACTCATAATCTCACCTCCAATTCAAGCATTGTAAGTTGATTTATGAATCGCAAGTTGGTCGACTTCTGTCATGATTCGCTTAGCCGAACCGTTACCGCCTAATTTTTCATAAGGCTTGTACAAGTATTCATACAGATTCTCATACTCGTCCTGTGTAATGTAGCCCCTCTCGATGTAGGTCATACCGAGATAGATAATGCGATCATGAGCCAAACCAATGAGCATTTGCGTTTCAAGATTGTTGTGCTTATTCTCAGCAGCTTTTCGTTTGCTTCGCTCTTGGATATATGCCCAAAATCCAGAAGAAGCAAGTATCGTCCCCAAAATGGTTAATAGCGTTTGCAGCCAGGGTTCCATTTCCATGTATCATCCTCCTTGAAGTCATAAATGAATTAAGAAGCTTGTAGGAAATATCACCCCAAACCTCTTTTAATTAGGCGAGGGAGCCCACCGCAAAGTAGACTCCCTGCCAATTTCGGTTAATCCACAGGATTACCATTTTCGTCAAGACCGAGAGCTTCCAGATCAGCCTTGACAGCAGCCTTGAACTTCGCCGGAACCTGATTAAAGGTTCGACGACCTGCGATGATGAGTGCGACATACAGTGCTACCATGTTGTTACCTCCTATCAAAATTTTGGATAAAATATAAAACATGGTTACTCCTCCTCAGCGATAAGATCGCCGTTGGTATCGTAGCCATATTCTAACAATTTTGCCTCGACATCTGCCTTAAATTTTTCAGGCACCTGGTCGAAGGTTCTACGCTTATTGATGATAAGCGTGGCGTAAAGATTGACCATTTTTGCTACCTCCTCATTCAGGAATCATTGCTGCGACGGCATCGTACAGATCAGCAATTGCTTCCATGATAGCAAGCTGCTGGGAATCACCAGTTTCCTGACCTGCCATGAGCTGAACAATGTTGTCCGAATCATTTGTACCTTTAATGGCGTTTTCAGCCATAAGCAGATTGGTGTATTCATTGAACTCCTGAGGGGTCAGCGCCGCTTCCTGATAAGTCCAGTAAGTGGTTCTATCGCCCTGTTCGGAAGTTCGTGCAATACTCGTAATGTCCTTGCGGAGATATACGGTTCCAACCGTAACCTCAAGTGCAGTCGGTTGGACTGTGCTCTCGGCATACTTGTAATTTAACTCCATGCGACTTTCCTCCTTTCGCAGTGTAAAGACTGACGAGTTTTTGATATACCCGCTTCTCATCATATTTGTCATATCGTGAAACTTTTCGCTTCAATTGCTGGAAATTGATACACGGTTTTATCAACTTCCGATACATCAAATAGGTATCGGTGCAGTCGATCCAGCCGAGATACGACAACATTTGTCGAGCGTCGAGTATGGTTGCTTTCTCCTTTTTGGAGATTTTGCGAGCTTTTCTCGTGGCCTTGTACATAATGGATTTCCGAAGAATCGTTCGATTACGATAGAAACGAAAGCCCATGAAGTCCAGGTCACGCCCCTGGTTGTTACCATAGGAAAAGCGAAAGACTTGCCAATTCGCTTTAAGTTCTAAGCCAAGCTCCATTTCCAGATAATCGGAAATTGCTTGTCTCATGCGGTGCAAAACCCTCTTGTTACTTCCGAAAACGATCATGTCGTCCATGTAGCGCATATAGTGTACGGCACAGAGCTGCTCCTTGATGAAGTGATCTAAGCCCTGCAAATACCAGTTAGAAAGCCATTGAGAAGTATAAAAGCCAAGTGGAATACCAACCTCTGTGACATCAATAATGCGGAATAGTAAATCCAGCATCTTCTCGTCATGAACGGTCTTCTTCAACTTGGCTTTCAAACGATCATGTGGAATAGAATCGAAGAAATGGCGAATATCCATTTTGAGGACATACTTACAATTCTTCGGGTCAATCCTGATCCACTTCTCAATAACCAGCTTTCCTTTATGGGCACCTCTGCCCGGAAGACTGGCATAGCTGTGTTCGTACATTCCCTTGCAGAACATCGGCTTCATGGCATTTACGATGCAATGCTGAACAAGCAGCTCTTCCATCGTAGGGACAATAATAGTGCGCTCCTTGCGAGTAATCCCATCATAAATGTAAACCGGCACATGCTCGGCGTTTTCGTAGTTGACTATCCAGTCTAAGGATTGTTCAACTGCGGCATCGTCAGACATGTGCCGGTGTTTCATGATTTTACGGAATCTCTTGCTGTGCTTTGCTTGAGACAGAGCGTACCGTCGGTTCGTTTCGGATATTATTTTTTCGTACAAGTGGTTATAGGATTTCATGTTCTCTCTTATCCTCTCATCCGCTTTCGACTTATTCTCAGCTACTCACAGATGCTTGCACCGAGTTAATTTTCACCAAGTGGTGAGGAAGAGATGCGGATATCTCTTGCCATTTTGAAATGGCGGCATACACTGCATTATAGAGAGCTTCTTATGGATAAGATAGAGCCGCGCCATTGTTCGAGTTCGAATTGGACGCCGTATTGTTCAGATTAGCGTAGAAAGGACCGACCATAAGGTCATTGTTCCAGTTGCCGCCGACATACGCGCTGGGCGCAGTGTATACCCCTAATATTTAATTGTTTTCGTTTACCCGGCGAACCTAAGGTTCTCCCGTCCTCTCCTCGCTGCTTACGCAGCAGCAAGCGGTTTACAAGAGAGAGCCGCGCCATTGGCCGAGTCCGAAATGGACGCCGTATCGTTCAGACGAGCGGAGAAAGGACCGACCATAAGGGCATAGGCCCAGCCGCCGCCGACACACGCGTAATTGACCTGGCTGTTATTGTACCACATGCCGTCAGCCTCATAAGTGCTGCTGGAACCACTTGCATTAACAGGCAGCCGTCCGAATGCTTCCGTCTTCATGCTGCTGATGTAGCCTCCGGAGCTGCCAGCCGGAGTAGCATTTGCGATCGTCTTATAACCGTTTCCGTCTGTGTTGTAGTCGGTTGCAGTAGAACCATCGTGAGTACCACGAGTCAGCTTGACCTTCTGAGTTCCATTGGCATTGATCCAGCCAGCAGTACGACGCCACAGGTTACCCCAGACATTCTCCATACCGAAGACCTTCACACCGGAAGTCTTGTCATTAGAACCCCAGAACATACCCTTGGTGTTCATCGTACCAGGAGCAATACTATTGGAACTATTGCACCGTCCATAGCCGAATGCAGTCTGGCACTCAGTAGAACGAGCCATCATAACCAGCAGATCCTGGAGCAACAGTCTGTCAGCCAGCACCTCGGTATACCAGTCATTGCCGTTTGCCTTTGCATAGGCGATTTCATTAGCCGCCGTAGTATTTACGCTGTTAGCTGCACCACTGATAGAACGAAGCTTTCCGGAAACCAGAGAACCGAAATAGATGGGGGTATAGAAATGATCGATCTGGTTGTTGTTGCGGTCATAGTTACACCAGCAATCCCAAGTATCGTCCTGAGGAGTATCGGAGCAACGGAAATGATAAACACCATTCGACTCCCACCGCTTTGTATAGATCTTCGGCCATTCCATCATGGCATTTCCACCGAAAGAAGTACCCGTAACCTTCGATGTGGTGCCGTCGACCTTCTTGGTATAGTCGTTGGGATTAAGATAATGGTCAACCTTTCCGGCGTAAGTCAGCATACAAGGACGAGGCATGAATTTTTCACCCGGATCAAATGCCCAACCACCATAGTTGAACTTACCGGTGCTGAAGTTCATAGCCGCCGGAGTAAACGCCGCATTATCCACATCAGAAGGATAAGTTACTCGTCCTGTGGTGCTGGAGGGTGCCTTGACCAGGTCATAGCCAAACAGATAGTCTCTCTTCTTCGGCGTTACACTGGTTCTGTTTGCCTCGCTGCGATTATAGGCGCCGGTACTGGTGTAAGGAAATGCGGAATAGTAATACACCACTCCGACTGTCACATTGGTATCCGTATAAGTGCCGTTGGCAGTGATGTTCTTGAACAGTTCACCCTCCGTTTCACTGGTCGGATAACCAGTAGTGCTCCTGCGGATAACTGCACCGGCAACGCCACTCGGAAGTTTCGCCGTAATCTCAACCTTAACAGTGTCAGATGCTGAGACATATACCGACTTAGCGGAAAACTCCTGCATCGGCTCCGGTTCGTTAACGACTACACGGTTAGCCTTATTTCTGTTATACACGCCCTGCGTGGTATAAGGAAACGCCGCATAGTAATAGGTTCCGGTTGGGGAAGCGCCACTGTCCGCAAAGACCGTAGACGCCTTGATGTTAGCGACCAGATCACCGTCGAACTCATCCTTCGGATAATCGGTCGTCTTCCTCCGGATAATTGCACCTTCAACAGTGCAGAGTGTCTGGTTGTTCACGACTGTGTCGTTAGGAAGTGTTGCTGTGACTTTCACAACACCACTCTCAACAGCCACGCTGAACGCCAGCATATTAGACGGCTCAATGCCGCCGAAGAAGTGTCGGTTTTTACCGAAAATCAGATCTTCTTCTGCCATTTTGATTGTTCTCCTTTCGCTTTAAGAATAAGTTACAACAGTGTTGATAAGTTTGCCGTCGGAGTCAAAAGTTTTAACAACTCTCGCCACTTCTGCTCCCGCTGAGCTCTTCAACACATTTGTCATGGTTAAAAACCCATCAGAGAAAGTCTTCGTTAGAGTTCTGCCGTCACTTGCAGTAGAAGTGATAATAGTACCGTCATCCGAAAACTCCTTGGTTCCGTCTTCAAAGCCAACCAGTAAAATCCGCTTGACTTCTTCCTTGTCGATTTCAAGTTGCAGATTGCCGGCGACATCACCGCTGAGCTGGTCTTTCATCTGATTATACCAGGCAAGAAAATCAGCCTGCTCAGATGCGATCCACTGGTCAAGAACGGCCTGCTCCTGTTGGAGGTCAGCTTTCATTTTATTGAACCAAGCCGTGAAATCGCTTTCCTCCTGAGCAATCCAGTCATCGACCTCCTGAGATCTTGCATCGGTAAACCGATCGAGTTCGTCCTGCCATTTGCCAAGCAGCTCATCCAGACTGATCGTTTGAAGAATGCCGGTCACAAATGGGGTAGATTCTGTGCCAACCATAGGGGTAATGTCAGCTTGGTTAATGACCGCAGTGCCGTATTTTCTGTAAATATAACAGAGAGGATACTGATGGACATTTCCCTCGTTCGTCAGAGTCGGTCTTGATGGTACACTGGACGGATTACCCTTAACAAATTTGATAGTGTTATCGCGAACTGATTCCATTCCGTTTACTTCCAGAACCACAGCATCAATACGATCAAGAAGCACCTCTGCTTCCGGGGCGGTCATCGGCAGGATACTGTCATTAACTGTCCATGTATGGTCAAACCAGGCTTTGCCGACACCGACATTCACGGTAAGACCACCTGCTGCCTTCACTGCAAAGGCCGTTCCGATAGAAGTAAATACACCATCGATGATAAGTCCGTCAAAAATTGCCGACATCTGTGCGGCATTGTATTTGCGGTCACCGTTAAGTGAATTGAAAAATCCGCTTGATACGCTCATTCAGTTTCTCCCTCCTTACTTTGAAATAGTTGTGAAGGTCGGATAAATCGATAATCCTTCCTCACTGTTTGAGATGACCAGTTCCGAAATGTAAGCTGATCCCTCATTGCCATATTCATTGGCGATTTGAACGATGTCTCCGATAAAGAAGTCTTCGCCATACTTGAATAGGCGAGTAACTTCAACTTCTCCTTCGAATGCCGTGGTTACAATATGGTCTGCCAAGTTCTTCAATCCTTTTGTCTGAAGCTGTGCCATATACTCCGCGTCGGAGAGTGTTCCGCCCTCAGTGTCAGATGAAATATCGCGAGCATCTGTAAAAAGCTCACGCCGGTCAAGTCCGGAGGCTGAGCCAACAATAGCAGTTCGCCTTGATGCTCCTTCACCTTCTCCTGCGACAAGAGTTACATTTCGAAAACTCGCTCTGGATGAATAGTAGTTGCTATTGATGATGTTCTCAAAGTTTGGAGAGAAAACAACATACGGATTTTCCGTCTGTTCATAAGAGCGATCAACGCCGGCGTACAGACTGAATGCAAACTTATTTTCATCTGTAAGCACAATCTTGAACCCTATATTATTCTCCTCACAGAGTCCTTTAATGACATCATACAGGCAGTCACCTGTGTATTGGTTATCGATTTTCAGGCTTGTGATTTTAGGGTCGGTAGAAGGCACGAACACAAAGTTGGGAATCTTACGATCAGCAATAAATGGTGAAATGATGCATTCGTTTAACATGGTCTGAATGCCATTTTGAAGATTTCCATTAAAGACTCGTTGCCCCCAGATGATACGACGTTCAAGAATAGACTCCAGTGATCTCCCAGTCACAATAAGATGATTTCCTTCCTCTGTGTCTGCATTGATCTTGATGTCCTCGATAATCATACAGTGTTCTGAATCCTTTAGCCACAGATAGTAATCCTCCTTCAAATATTGCAAGAGATGTGTATCCATAGCGAAGAAGATCTCGAAATCTCCATATGAGTTGTATCGATCAGTCCATATCATGGATTCATAAGTATCTATGACGGCTACAGACTCGAAGTCGGTGTTTAAGACCAAAAGTTCCATAGTTATACCCCCTCATAGATGACTTTGTTTTCAATTCTGAACTGGAGATTGGTAACCCCACTGTCGGCAGTGAAGGCGAAAATGTTATCGCCCTTCGCCAGAGTAAACCAATCAGTATTTTTGTCCAGACAGTTCAGGATATTGTAGGAAACACCTTCCCGAATCAAGGTAATGCTCTTGTCACCCTTTGAGGTGTTAATGACGATGTCATCACTTGCGACGATACCCTTTCCAGTCAGCTTTTGGAGCTTCACAGTATCGATCTTCATGACTTCTCTGGTTTCCGTATTGTAAATATTGATGTTGCTTGCCGGCCCTATTGCATGAATATAGATCGTTACACCGATTTCGGCATCACCATAGTAAGTGATGACGCCCTCCGTCTTGATCTGAATTTCGCCAAATATAAGCAATGGTTCCGTCAGAGACTCGTTTGAGAACGGAAATTCAAACATCGGGTCAATACTGTAAAAATCCGTTACATTATTTCCGTCCTCGCCAGCTGAATAGAAGAACGGGTCAGGACAAATGATTGAGATCGATGTTCCTTCCTGCGAGCTGAAAATGTTTGGTTCATTCGATTCCACATAACCGCTTGTTCGTACATATCGATTATCGGTTTCGATGATGATCTCAATATTTTTCTTTGCCGGAAAGTATTTGTAGGACTTCTGTCGTACATCCTCGACAGTTTCACCATAGACTGTGTCAACGAATACGATTTGAAAAACGATGTTTCTCTGACTCAATCTGGCAGAGTTAAACATGGAGCCGTCATTGGTAACGACTTCTGTCGTGTTGACAGTTGCTTTAACCGGACCTAAGCCAGTTACAGACTTGATGAGGAAGCCCGAAACCTCAGGCTCCCTCAAGTCAAGTTTGATTCTATCACCTAAGTAATTGGTGATAGCGAATGAATGAATCATGTTTCCACCAATCCTTTCAACGCCGAGAACTGATTCTTCGTCTGACGGTAAATGTCAATCCTCGACAGTGCCTTAGGCGAATAGTTGTTTTGTGTGAAATTGTAGTTGTTCCCAGAGGAAGGCATAGTACCGCCATTTTGAACGACACCTGTGCCTTCACGTTCCATACCAGCACTGATCTTCATTGCCTGATTTCGACTCAGAAGCGCTGACAATCTGCCCGCACCCTCTGTTACATCGGACAGATCGAGCAACGGTCGAATCGTCGGTTGAGAGTCAATTCCGTTTTCAATGAAGTCACCGATCTTGGAAACTGCGTTGCGGAGTCCTTCCTTAGCCGATTTTGCAACAGATGCGCCGGCATCGTAAGACTTATCGGTGTAGTCAATTAGAGAATTGACAAAACCCATGCCAAAGAATCCACCAATTCGATAGCCAACTTTAGACGGTGAGTTGATGTCCAATTCAGCTTCAGCAGCCCTTGCCGCCGCACGAGCCATAGCCGCTGCTCTTGCTTCAGCATACCAAGTGTATTCATCAATACCCTTAGCAAATCCTTCAACAAGATACTTACCGGCGTTATAGAAGTCAGTGTACTTATTTCGGATTGCTGTCAGACAACTGTTAATGATCTGAACAAAGGCATCTTTCGCAAGCTGGTTCTTTGTTCGGATGCCAGCAATGAGATTTGTCATCGTGGTCTGTCCAACGGTGTTAAACTCGTAGAACTTATTTCGGATTGCTGTCAGACAACCGGACACGATAGTAACAAACGCAGATCGAGCCGATGCATCGCCGGTACGAATGCCGGAGATAAAGTTGGTCATCATTGTCTGCCCCATGACTGTGAACTGACTGTACTTGCTTGTAAAAGCAGTAACAATTCCGTTAATCATGGTAGTGAAGGTGCTTGTCAGATTTCCTTGCTGTGCTTTAGCAGCATTGATGAATGTGGTAATCATTGTGTTTGCAGCAGTGCTTACACGGGAATTAGCATTCGTAAAAGCATTGATGAAGCCATCGATACCAGCATTACCCAAATTTGTAAGATTCTGAGCAAATGTAGACATTCCACTTGTATCAACACTCTTAATGCCGTTTGCCAAGTCAACAAGATTCCTGAACTCAATAACTACTCCACTTAACTTAGCCACATCCACTCCGCTGACGCTGTTGTAGTATGCAGCAAATGACTGACCGAAAGATACCAACTGCTCGCCGAAACTTGCAATGTCGTTATCACCTGTAAACCAGGATACGATACCGCCGCTATTCGGCAAATTGTTTGAAAGCTCAACCAGAGCTTTAGCTGCGTTAGCAGAGTTTGTGACGACAGATGCATCCAATCCTGTAACAGCCAAAGAATAGTTTTTCATTGCTGTACCAAACGGAACGAGCTGTTCGCCGAAGGTTTCAAGGTCGTTATCACCCGTAAACCAGGATACAACACCGCCCGTATTCGGTACTGTGTTTGCAAGTTCAAGCAAAGCCTGACCTGCGGTAACACTATTTTGAATGACATCGGCTTTCAGTCCAGAAACAGCGTCAGAGAAATTCTTCATTGCTCTACCGAAAGGCACAAGCTGTTCGCCAAAGTCGTCCATATCGTTTTCGCCTGCAAAGAAGCCAACTACGCCGCCGCTGTTCGGAACGGTGCTTGCCATCTCTGCAAGTGCCTTACCAGCGGTAGCTGCTTCAGTAATAACACTGGCGTCAATTCCGGCGACTTCGTTTGCAAAGTTACGCATGGCACGACCAAATGGAATAAGCTGTTCACCGAAGGCATTCATATCGTTCTCTCCGGCAAAGAAGCCAACGACACCGCCAGTATTAGGAAGTGTATCAGCCATCTCTGCAAGAGTCTTACCTGCGATTGCGGCATTGGAAACTGCTTCTCCATCAATACCGCTGATTTCATCAGAGAATTGCTTCATAGCTTTTCCGAACGGAACCATCTCTTCAGCAAAGCCGGATAGTGAGCTTCCGCCGGTGAACCACGAGGTTAGACCATCCAAAATATTTGCGGCTGTCAGGATAAGAATCGTTTCTGCAAGAGCCTTAACGCCGTCCAGCATAGCCGGATCTATAGAAGCCGCACCGTCAAGGAATGGCTGAACATTGGTCATAAACCCGGAAAGGTCAGAACCAATTTGCGGAAATTGACTGGACACGCCACTCATAAAGCCGCCGACGATACCGCCAACAAACTTACCGATTGCTGTGCCAATTCCCTGAAGCAGATTGCCTCCTTCGTTGATAAGCCAGTTCAAGCCCGGAATTTGTGCCAAAGCGCCGACCGCAGCGAGTACAAGAGCAAGTTCAGCGATGACAGCACCCATACCGAGAACGCCCAGCATTGCACCGGGAACCAGAGCAGCCACTGCGCTCAAAGCAGCCATAATCGCTGCAAGCAGACCGATACCGACAATTCCCTGAAGAAGAGTTTCAGTATCGATACCCTTAAGCGCATCTACAATACCCGAGAAGAATGCCATCAATACATCCACCGCAGCCTGAATCAGACCGGGGAGGTTCTTAGCGACACCTTCAAGTACAGCGATAAGGAACTGGAAGATAGAGTCTACAATGGACGGAGTATATTCCACCAATGCTTCAAGAACACCGGCAATAAGCTTCAATGCTCCATCAGCGATAGCCGGGACACACTCAACGAGCACATCCACCAGCATAAGAACAACCGCCTTAACTGCTTCTCCAATGGCGCCTGCACTATCTGCGATAACTTTGCAGAACTCAACGATTGCCTCACCGATCTTAGCCACAATAGCGGGGATAAGCCCTGCTACACCCGTGATAATAACGGTCAAAGAAGCAACGATGGCAGTAGCACCGGCGGTTCCCGCTGCGGCAAGAGCTGTCAAGCCTACTGCCAAAGCAGACAAACCCGCACCTGCCAAAGCAAGTCCGGCACCAATACCGACAACCGCTACTCCGATCAATGCCAGCGAGCCACTCAAAGCAAGAATAGAAGGGACCAGCGGAGTGAGTACAGCGCCTGCAACACCGAGGACGGCAAATGCGCCAGCCAGGGTAACGAGACCTTTCACGATGGAACTCCAACTCATAGCACCGAGAATAGCCAGTACCGGAGTGAGCACCAAGAGTGCACTCGCAGCAACAAGCAGAGCCGCCGAGCCGGCAAGGGTACCTGTCATAGCGTTTAACCCAATGGCAAGAATAGTCATTGCTCCACCGAGAGTAATAAGACCCTTTGCCACCTGCTCCCAGCTCAGATTTCCCATCTTCTCAAGAGCTGTTGCAAGAACGACAAGCGCCGCAGCAACGATTACCAAACCGGCGCCAATACCAGCCATATTACTCGGCATGAATTTAACCGCCACAGTGATTGCGGCAAGTGCGCCCGCCATAACAGTCAGACCACGAGCGATCTCATCCCACTGCATGGTCGAAAAATCCTTAACCGCAGAAGCGAGGATTTTCATAGCAGCGGCAATTGCAATCAATGCCACACCAGTAGAAATGACATTTTGAGCATTACCGGTAAGTTTTGTGAACGCAGTGATCTCGGCAAGAAGGGCGGCAATAGAGGCAAGCCCCTTACCGATGTCTTCCCATTTCATTTCACCGAAATCCTTACAGGCAGAAGCCAACACCTTGATCGCTGCCGAAAGAATTACAATACCTGTAGCAGTTGTAATGGATTTGCCGCTGAATTTTGCAGTTCTCAGGAACAGAGAAATCTCCGCCAGCAAAACGCCGACACCCACAAGACCTTTGGCAAGCTGATTCCAGTCCAATTGAGCGAGTTGCTCGCAAACAGAAGCAAGAATCTTGATTGCGGCGGCGAAGATCACCATTTGAGTAGCACCCTTGACGATGGTTTTACTGTTGGAACTCATAGCTTTGGCTGCGGTAACCATCATAGTCGTCAAACCAGCAACACCAATCAGACCAGTAGTAAGCTGCTTTGCATCCAGATCAGCAATCTTTTTAAGTGCGCTCGCCAAAATCAGCACTGCCGTAGCAATTCCGAGCATAGCAGTTACACTCTTCACCACACCAGTTGCCTGACCGCTGATTTTGTTGAATACAGCCATTGAAGCAAGAAGTTCAGCAAATAGCACAGTAATTGCTCCAAGAGCTACATTCAGCTTTTCGCTGTCCACAAGACTAAGCGCAATCAAAGATGCAGTAAGAATAGCAATAGCCGACGCGATCTTCAGCAATGTACCTGCCTGCAACTGATTCTGGTAAGCTTCAAAGCATCCTCGAACACTGTCAAGAATCCCGATAAAGGATTCCTTGAAACTACCAATATCCTCAATAGCTTTTCGGAAAGTGCCGACAAACTTTGTGATACCGACGGCAATGGCACCGAATGAGATACCATTCAGCAGATCAATAATTCCGCTGAAATTAGCTTCACCGAGATTCTTTGCTAAGGAACTTCCGAGTTCGCCAAGGATTTTAACGATGCCACTTCCGATTGTCTTAACAGCGTTCCAAACAGCCGAGAGAAGCTGAACAAATTGACAATTAGCAAGAGTTTCGCCAATGACCTCAAAGGCGACGATAACCCCAGATTTCATCTCACCGGCTGCTTCTCCGACCTGAGCCATCCTCTCATGAATTCGCTCAAGCAAAGAGTGGAATAACTCGAAATTGGCAGATTCGAATTTCTCTTTGATCTTGTTCTTCAGTGTGGATAAAGCAGTCATAATTGTCTGAATGACCGCAGCAATGCCTTCACCAACTTTCTGGAATGCTCCGCTTGTTTTGATAAACTCATCAAACGCCACAATAGCATCGCCAATCCCGCCGGTGAAACCAAGAATTCCATCTCCGAGCGTTCCAAACCCACCGAACAACGGTTTGATTGCTGTAAATATAGCGGAAAAGGCTTGCTTAACGATATCCAAGATCGCAAACAAGCCTTTGAATGTGGATTTTAGATTTGCTGAAGCTGCATCACTGAGCTTCAAATTTGCTGTGAATTTTCGCAGATTTTCGGTGATATCATAAAGCTGCTTGGCTGTGGTCGGGGGAAATATCTCACGGAATGCCTCATAGATCGGCTTAATAACGCTCTGAACACCTTCAAAAGCATTTTTGAGTGCTTCGATCAGTTTGGTTCTTCCGCCAAGATCTTTCCATCCTTGCAACATTTCATTACGAGCATCTGCTGAGGCATCAATAAATCCGCCAATAACCTGGCTGAGCCCAGTCCAAAGCTCTTTGGCTTCTTCAAAATCACCGAACAGAATTTCCCATGTGTTCGCCCATCCGGAGCCTACGGCTTCCTTCAGAGTGTCCATTAACTGGGTGAACGTCTTAACATCCTGCGCAGCAGCGAATGCTTTTGCACCAATTTCCGTCGTTTCATCAGCATAATTACGAAGAGTGCTGACGAGTGCTTCTGTGGTCATCCACTGATCCTGCAAAGAATCATTAAAGCCATGCGTAGCATCAATGACATTGCCCTTGACGGTCTTGTACATACCATCGGCGGTTTTAGTCAAAGTGCCGCAGGCAACAGCCGACTCAAGAAGCTGGGTCTTAAACTCAACGGTTGCCATATTAGCATTCTCAATAGATTTCCAGTCAATCAGCTTAACATAACCGGCAGACAAAGCCTGTGCAAAGTTATACATGGCACGGGATGCCTCATTTGCGTTAGCACCAGACACTGCGGCAACATTCGACACACCCTGAATAGCCATAACCGCATCCTCAAGACCGACACCAGCGTTGGTAAATTTACCGATATTGGAAGTCATATCCTGAAATGAGTAGATGGTCTTATCCGAGTATGTATTCAATTCCTGAAGATACTTGTTAACTTCTTCAAGAGATGCACCGGTACTCATCATGATGGTCTGAATTGACCCCATCTTCAGCTCGTATTCCTCAAAACCCTGACTGATGGGTTCAATCGTCAAGGAATGGAGCATTTGTTTGCCGGTGTTCACAACCGAGTTGGTGATGTTTGCGAGGGCGGTTACAGCCATGACTTCCAATGCCGAGAATCGAGTCTTTACTGTTTCAACCGCAGAGCCAAGCCCCGACATATCGACTTTCTTAGCAGCGCTGTCGATGCTTTCAAGACCCTTTGTAGCGCCATCCATGTCCAAACTCTTCTTTAATTTTTCAATGGTGGACAGACTGGTCTGAACATTGCTCTCAAACTGCTTATTGTCAAACCGCATTTCTACGACTCTTTCGTCGATAGTTTTGCTCATAGCTTCGTAACCTCCTTCCATGCTTCATTTGCAATTTTGTCAAAAATAGGCTGGATAGCAGGATTGATGTAGTCTCGACCCTGTACCCAGCCTCCGTTACGAGTTCCGTGACCATATTGCAGAATGATCGCTATCGGAACCCCATTTTGAATATTCGAGTTGTAAAAAGTGATCTTTGCAGATCCATTTCGGTTTACGATTTCGTAATACCATGAACTGGCGGTCAAACCGGAATCGACAGGCGTTGCAGACGCAAGAGCAGCGACTCCTTCTCGGCCATACTTGTCGAGGTCTCCGAGATGGACCACTTCTTTTGCCCTCTCCAAAAAGCGTGTAACTTTAGAGAAGTCTCCCTTGTGACTGAACCTTATCATTCACGGACCTCCTTATTTAAGAAGCTGATTAACCCGATTCTGTATTACGGAAGGATCGTAACCAGCTGCCTTCAGCCGATTAGTTCTATCGGCGCCATTACCCCACAGACCCTGAATTACTTCACGGGCAACCTGGTCAGTGCTTTTCTTGGCTGAAGATGCCGAAACCGCCGTCCCGCTTTTAGTCGTTACATAAGTGTCGAATCCGGCAGCTTTCAGCTTTGCAGCCATCACATCGGCATTCGCTTTCTTGCTGAAAGCACCAACCTGAATCTTGTAAAGATTGTCTACCTTGACCATGTAGGTATCAAAACCGGCGGCTTTCACTTTCTGGAGCATCGCATCAGCATTTGCCTTGTTACTGAAGGCTCCTGTCTGCACGCGATAAAGTACCTGATTATCGGCAGGCTTCTCAGTTCCGCCAGTAGAGCCTCCGAGTTTCGCTGTGACTTTGGACGCAAGATCTCCCATTCGAGCATACATCCAGTCACCCGGACAGCTCTTGTTGGCGAACCAACGATGCACGGTCAGAACCATTTCATTGGAGGCAGGCTCATAATTCAGAGTCTTTGTCTTATCGCCGAACCAGAGCAGCTTGGTTTTTCCGTAACGCTTGCAAATGTCTGTGCAAAGCTCGATCAGTTTCGCATATACAGTGTCGTTGAACGCATAAGGATGTGTAGCATCGCTGGCACACTCAATCGTAATAGCACGCTGATCGTTTGCATTAGAAGAAGAACACCAGGAACGGTTCTTTTCTTCCACATACATACCCACTCGACCATCCACACCGATGCCATACTGACAGGAAGCCTGTCGGGAAGTCGGAGCAAAAATATTGCCCAGGGTTTCCACCGAGCACTGACCAACTACACAATGAGGTGTGATACGGTCGACGGCATGGGTTCTCTGCCCAGAATGATTAGGACTTAGCTTGGTGTAAGATACCAGAGGACTGTTACTCATTTTTCGTTTCCTCCTTCACACTCTGAATCTGTTTCAGCATCTGAATAACCTTGTCATAGCCAACCGTAGAGATCAGGAAACCCAGATACATCAGAACGACGATCTCAACCCCAATCTTCATAGTAAAGACAGTGTCGGTCATAATAAGGTAAATCACGCTAACAGCACAGGCGATCAGGACGGACAGAACTGCCGCAAGAACATTAGAAGAATACTTGACCTTTGTTCCGTCAAGCAGCTTCTTAATGCCCTCCACTGTCAGATTTGTGATAACGGATACGATCAACAGTGCTGTAGTCAAAAAACTGATAGGCATAACTAAACCTCCTCATAATTCGTATTTTCTTCCGGTTCACTTTCCTGCTTGAGTCGTTCTTCACGCCTTTCGAAGAATGTTTCGAAAAGAGCTTTGAAGAAGTAGCCAAGCATAACCCCGACAACTGTCGACGCTATTGTGCTGGAAAGCGATTCCGCAATTTGTACTTGCCCCATAAACGCAAGCACATAAGACAGTTGCAGATCAATCAGTGAAACCACAAGAATGATTGCTACTGCTTTTTTGGTAAAAGTTTTAAGCCAGTTATTGTAAGGCTGTTTCTTATGGCAAACTCGCCTTAACACACATTTTCGGCATCGTCTGTTCATTCGATCACCCCTTAGAGCCAAAGCGTTTTCGATTAGCAGCGTTAATAGCTGCATTACGATTCCACATTTCACGCTTACTTCTTCGCTTAGGTGGAGAGTTCTTGACATTACATACCCGTATGAGGGTCAGAAGTCTATTCAAATGCCATTTTTGAAACTCCACAGGGATGTTATAAGAAATCATCCAGTAGTAAATAAGCTCCGATGTAACCGTTTCTTTATTACCTCTTGTCTGCTTATCCTCGATAAGGCAAGTAGCAGTCATAGGTGCTTCAATGTACGCATTGATGGCGGCGTAGTTTTCAGCAGACAGCCGAGTATATACTTCGGGATCTACATTCTGAGTTAAGGTCATACATCGTACATAATCAAGAATTTCCTCGTCGGTTTTTTCTTGTTTTCCGAGAAATGCCTTGTTCCATTTGCTTTCCCATTTTGAAAGAGAGACTAAGGAATGCTCCAGCTGCAAAGTCTGCTCTTTCTTGTAGATAAATTCCTCATGAATTTCGTCCCAAAACTCGGCAGCCGGCACAGTAATTTTCAGCATTCCTTAGTCCTCCGAGCTTTCTTTAATTAGATGCGATGGGCGCAGCCTGCTTATTGCCGTTGGCACGCATCACACGGTTGACAAATTCGGATGCAGCACCGGCATCGGTGACAAGCTTCTCAAACAGCACCTCATAAGCGGGGGTTTCCATAAAGCCTCTGGAAATTTCCTCAGACTTCATGAAGCGCCTGCCGTCATCGCTCTTCTCACCATAAGCGGTCTTAATAAAGTTCTCGAAGAACTCCATAATAAGAGCTCCATTCGGACTGGCAGCGATACTCTTGAGCTGAACATCGTAGCCGCCCTTGGCGCTGGCCTGCATCTTTACGATTTCAGGCTTGGACAGGTCGAAATAAAAATCTTCAGTTCTCTGAACGCCATTCAGATCGGTATAAGTGATAGTTTCCTTAGTCATTGAAATTTTCTCCTTTCAAATAAAAAAAATAGGAGCCGCCAGCTTACCTGAATACGGCTCCATGATTCTACATATTAGCCCTGCGGATTCTGGGTCTTATCGAACAGTTCGATAATCTCATCAGGCAGAGGCAGACGAGGCTCGACGCCATCACTACCACCATCGGTAGTCGGGTCTTTACCGTACAAGATCTCTTCCAACTGAGTCATAAACTCGGCACTAAACTTAGTGGAGTCAAAGGTCAGGGTAGCAGTCGGCTTTAGCTTCTTGCCATTGACCAGCTTGTTGATGGAGACAGGCGTGGTGCTGATTTCCCAAGACAGAGTAGCTGCCTCAGGACTGTCATTGACAGTGCTATAGCCCTTCTCAGAAGGAGCAGCCAGACAACCGTAAACCAGATGCAGCTTATAGCCGTAATCGTTCAGATCGGTATCGTTACCCAGAACAGTACGATATGCCAGACCGAATGTCTTACGGGACTGCTGACCGGCATACATACCGGGCATGATCTCAACAGAACCATCACACTCGGCAAACTCATCGGGGTACATATATGCCTCGACAGTAGCGCCGAACTCCTCGTTGGAAACCAGATTCACATACTTGATGTTATCGGCGTAAATAGGGGAAGCCTCAGCACCGGAAGGGCTCTCGGTAACGGCAGTCAGACCATTCCATGCAACGCCCTTGTTATAAACGCCGCCGGTCTGCATCGGATAGAGAACACCATGGTCACAGCCGGTTTCGTACAGGCGCTCGCCAGTTTTATCCCAAATGATTTTGGACATAAAGATATTCCTCCTTATCAGAAATAGAGCGAGAAATTCCAGTGATTCAGATTCTCGCTTGCATAATATCGTTCAAATCGGCAGGTAGGTATAGAAACCACCTTACCGACAAGCTCACTATCCGGATCAGAGTCAATAACAGTGACTGAATAGTGCCTATGAGATGAATAAACCCCGTTATCGGCGTGCACATTTTCGATGTCATCAAGTGCATAAACGATAGCGGGGTATTTCATTTTTACCGACTCAGGAGGTTGAAAATACACATTTCTACTTTCAAGGATTTCTTCCAGGAAAGTTTGCAGATTAAGCCTGCTCGCCATTGTATACACCTCCTATAGCCAGTATAAGTCTTGGGTACTGAACTTCAACGCTTGTGACTTTCCATTTAGCACCCATAAACTCAACGTATCTCATCGAATGAAAATTCTCATTGGCAAATGGATCGGCTACGATACTGATCTCATTCGCAACATTGATGTTGTCGTTGAGTTGTTCCACAGACTGAAGCCTACGAGTGTTACGAGTTAAATCACCATAGTACATACGCTCAATGATCTTCTCTGTCCAAACACCCGGTTTAGTCTCTTCTGTTACAGCATAGCCAATTACTCCATAAAATTTAGCCATTTTGAATTTTCACTCCTCGTTGAATTTAGCCGCCAATATTGGCAGTGACATCCTCTTCCAGAGCAATGGCGGACATGACGCGAGTATTGGCACCGGAGCAACGAGTCTCCAGCAGGCTCTTTTCCTGGTTGAAGTCGATGTCGAAATCAGTGAAGTGAGTGATTTCACCGCCCTTGGTAGCACCCAGGGAATAATCAGCCAGATTGACCATCAGTCCCAGAAGCTTCTTGGTCTTGCTATCCGTGGTAGTACGAGTCTTGCCCTCAAACTGCTCAGCAGTGATGATCTGGCCAACATTCAGAGCCGCAGCCAAATCACTGACCTTATCATAAATGCGGCGGCCATTCAGGTCACGGGCAAGCAGCATGACATTGACCAGATGAGGAGTGCAGTAGAAGTCGGGAGTGCCGGAGCCCTTATACTTCTCACGAGCGTACAGCAGAGACTGAATCACAGCTTCCGCATAAATGTAATTCTCGCCGAAATTGGCAGAAGTATTGGTGCCCTGGAGCGTAGCCTTCATGCCGACAATGTCAACATCAGCATGGATAGTATACAGCTCGTCATCCAGCCAGATCGGGCGGATCTTATCCTCAGCGATCTTGCCGTCGGCTCCAACCTCACGACCGTCACCGATCATGATAGCCGTAGCCAGTTCCTCGTTCAGGTTCATACGATCAATACCGTACAGATACTGCACCACATCGAAGTCCTGAATATCGATGATGTCATCGCGGTCAAGCTTGCTCTTTACATACACGGTCTGAGGATCAGTCGTTCTGTGGAGCAGCTGAATGTTGCCGACATAACCCTTCTGGGCACCCTTCTTGTAACCCTTAGCACGAAGAGCCTCAATATTACGCAGGTCAGCCTGACGAGTACGGATACGGGAAATAGGGCTCTTGTGAACCTTCTTCAGAACCTCATTCACCCAACCCTGGTCAGTGGTAAGCAGTTCAGGAGCACCGGGACGGACATCCTTGTACTCGGGGAACAGGGTTTCAATACCGTCGATACCATGAGCCAGAACGCTGTCAGGATTCTGCTCTGCATAAATGTCCATAGCAGTACGAAGACTGCCGACGCTGTTGGACTTAGCCATAGAAATGATGCTTGCCTGGTCAGCATGAGACAGGACCTCGGTCTTCTTCTGCTGATCGTTGTCAAAGACATTGTGTTTCATTGTTTTATCCTCCTTATTGGATTCAGATTTGTTGTCGGAATCGTCCTTGGATTCCTTTTCGGGTTCGCCTTCGAGAGCCTGTGCAATAAATGCGTACATGACATTCTGCTGCTTCTCAGACATGGACTCGATCACATCAGCAATCGTCTCATCATCGTCCTTCTTCTCTTCCTTGTTTTCAGCAGACTTGTCTTCTTTGGAATCCTTCTTCTTTTCCTCGTTTCCCGGTTCATCCTTAGACTCCGCAGAATGAGAAAGACAGAGAGGCATTCCGGTATAGATAATGGCTTCATCGTCGGACATTTCGCCGTGCTTCAACATGGAGTCAATAAATGCACCGGGGTTAGCACCCTTATGCACCAGACTTACCTCACAAATACAACCATGCAGAACATCAGGACCAGCCTGCTGAAGCTGATTGGCGTAAATTGACAGAGCGCAGATGTCACCATGCTTGATAAGGACTTTCGCAATTTCACCATCAGCGGTGTCATTGAGGAAGCCATAGGTGTAAACACCCTCCTCGCGGTTCTCAAGCCATGCATGACCAAGAACATCGCGAGGACTGTTGTGCTGATGATTCCAGACCAGCGGGACTTTAATACCGTCATTATTCTTAAAGGCATCCCGACGAATTACTCGGCCATCGGAACACTTAAGGTCGTTTCGGGTTGCCCAGCCGCTGAAATCACAAGCCTCAACCGAAAAAGGTCTACTCATTTTGAATTTCCTCCTTACTTTTTCGATTTTTGCTTAGAGATTTTGTCGTCCAAATCACTTGCTGACCCTTCGACTGAATCATCTGTGGTGGTTGGCATTTCTTCCGACTGCTGATCGGAGCCGGACGGTTCACTCAGATTCTTGTTTCTGAGTTCGTCTGCTCTCGGGTCATCAGAAGGTTTCATACCGACGACCTGACGAATTTCATTCGAAGTCATAATTTCATTTCTCGTGAATTTGTCAGCAATTTCAGCAATTTCATTAACAGGAACCAGTTTGAACGGATCTCTGAAGAACGAAATCGACTGTCCTTGTGATCGGGCAGTTTTTGTCAGAAACTTTCGTTTCATCTCATCAACAATGGCGGAAATGATCGGTTCGATTGTCCGGTTATTGTAGTTCAACATTGTCTTCTCGTCCGCTGTTCCATCCAAAATGCTCTGAGTGATTCCCAACTGGCTGTATAGCATACTCGTCAAGTATTCAATCTGGGACATCAGGTTGTTATTCACGGAACGATTCAACTGTGTGATATGCTCAGTACCATCGGTATAAGCGATACCATACTTTGAACCCGACAACTGGCTTTCTATATCTTTACGCCGATTTTCGGCCTGTTGACGCCTTGCTTCTGTCTTGATGACATAGGGGAGCTGAATAATCAAATCGAGTTTCCCAGATCCACTTTGCTCATCAATGACATCAAGTAGGTTAAGTTTACGAATGAGCCTCTGCATAGTCGAGTTTGGCTCATTGATAACTGCGTACAGCGGATTCTCAATGATAGCCACTGCACTTTTTGGCACCACAATATCTTCTTTTCTGCCCGTCTGTTCATTGTACACGCGAGCACGAATATACTGCGGATACCAGTCCAAAATCTGTCCGACACGCAAAGACTGAATGTCATACGAACCGGACACATTTGGGTCAGTCGTTGTGTCGACCGGAACGATTGCCACGCTTCCTTCATCAAACATAGAGATAACTACATCCTGAATAAATGATCGTGCCGTCTGATCGACATTTGCTTCCAAAGTGAGGCAATTATTCAATCCGTCATCGATGACCGAAAGAAAACGCCCATTTCCATCCAGACGGACATGCTGAACATTCAGTGCAGCAACATCAAGCGCAATTCGGTTATAAACCGATGTAACGATCGATCTTTCATTGCCTCTGGACATTCTTGGTCGGTCGGCTCGGTATGAATAGCTCATGCCTAAATCCCGGTAATTCATTTGAACATTACCGGTAAATGCATTCCAAGCATGTTTCAGTCTGGAACCAAAAGACATCTCCATTTTGAATCATCACCTCCTTAAACCATATCAACATTTTTCTTCTTATAAGCAACTCGACCGGAAGCCCAGATACCGTTCTTCAGCTGCTGCATATCATAGCCTCTGTCAGCCAGAGCCATATGTACACCGACTTCGCCTCGTTTTGCAACGAATTGAACGACACGCCCTGAAGGTGCGGTAACATTTTTAACAGACTCATTCATCAACTCTGCCATTTTCCGGTTATAGGAATTGATAGCTGAGGAGCTGATTTTACCTTTCGATGTCACGGAAGAAGGATTTTTTAATAGTTGATTGGCATACTGATCGAGTTCTTTGGAAACATCTTTGCGGGCTTTAGACACGATTTTGTCATGGTTTTTATGAGCCCACTTTGCATCTTTCTTTTCCAAACGCTTTTGACCTGCGGAGGTCAAAGTTCCGTCTTTATTCTGGAAACGGCGAACGCCCCATTTCTGACCGAGAATACCGTGATGGTACATCTCATCCAACTTGACCACCTCCTTATTCAAATGCATCTCGATTGAGTTTATAAGCAATATAGGCATCCATCATTGCCGCAACAGCATCGATTTTCTGCTCATATCGCTTTTTCAAAAGCTTGCGGTTTCCGTTTGTATCTTCAAGGGTAATGCAGTTACCCATAGCAAAGGTCATAAGGTCCTCGTCGAAGATAAGCATTCTTTCTTCAGAAAGCTTTTTCAGTTCTCCAAGTGGAACCGACTCGGTTTTGGCGCCCTGGATAACTTTCTCGATTCCAAACGGACCATTTTCAGATTCCCATCTCGCTACAAATTCTTTTGCGTTATAAGGGTCAAACCCAAGACACCGAACATCGTATCCGCACTCCTGAATGTGGTTGTCCAAGTCTTCATAGACATCCATCATATTAAGTACGGCACCCTCTAAAACAATCAAACTGCCCTCCGCCATGAATTGATCGTACTTGATCCTCATAGCAGCAGGCAGCTTCATTAAAGTTGTAGAGGTAATGTAGTTTCGTGTCTTAATACCAAAGGAACCATTTGGCAGAGGGAACAGAAATGTAAAAGCACAGAAGTCGTCACCCTGTGACAAGTCTGCGCCGAGGGAACAAGGCATTTGCCAGAAATCCCTTTTTCGATGCGGAAGAGTTTCTTCATAGGTGAAGTAATAGGTGTAACCCTCCATCGGTAACCCAAATCGCTTTGCAAGAATATCGTTTCGGGCAGCAGGAGCTTTTTCTGCTCTTTCCACATCCAACTGATAAGTTTCGTAGCTTACGGTTTTTCCGAGATTCGGATTAGCCTTGAGCCACATTTCCGGATCTCCGACTTCGTCAATAGAATCCAGCTTGTACCACCAAATCGAAACATGAGGATTGATGTAGTCGCCCTTAAGGATGTCCATCAACTCCATTTTGATGGTGTCGCCGCTTCCGTTACGAACCGTGCCTTCCGAGCTGATTGCAACGATGATGTAGTCGTTCACTTTGGATGCGCCTTGCTCAATAGCACCGATAACATCCTCTCGAATGTCACCGGAAAGCCACTCATCAACAGTAGCAACCTTGATTTGTAGACCTTGGAGCTTATTGATGCTCATAGGTCTGACCTCAAGAAGCGAACCTGTCAGAAAGTTTTCAACTCCCTTTTTCGTAGAGGCTAACTTTGTGCGATTCGCTTTGGAACCAGTTGTGTTTTGTAAAGAGCCTTCCGTCAAGAACTGAAACAGAGGTCCTCTCGAACGGGTGATAGCGGTACGAAGAGGGGACATGACCTCTTCCGCCTGTTTCATCGTTGGAGCAGTTGTTATCTGATGGGTAGTAGATGTGTCGACATTCAGAAAGTAACCTTGCAGAGTTGAGCCGTACATTGATTTGGCGGCGCCTCGTGCAACGATCAAATACTGTTTGTTAATCAACCTCTTTTTCACATTCTTGCGAACATAGTGCCCACCATGACCATCTGGATTCGGCTGATACACGCTTCGTTCAACAAAATAATACCAACCAAAGATCTGCTCACCCCAAAGCTTGAAGCTATCCAAAAGGCTAAGGTCGGAGCCATCTGTTAGAGTTAGTTCAGACTCGCAATAAGCGATCCACCCCTCAACAGCTTGGTCGTCGTAGTACACACCCGGATTAGCGATGAGGTCATCAATGCGATTCATCTCCATGGAGATCTCTTTGCAAACCGGAATCTCCCCTCGAATTACGGCATCACGAAACATGCCATAATACTTGGGAACGGCAGTGTTTGATAATGCCATAAGTACCTCCTTAGCCAGCCTTCTTAGCCATACCGTTTACAATTTCTTTGATCTTTCCATAGTTATTGTAAATAGTTAAAGCAGTCGAAGTAGCAGTCGCAATTGTGCCGGCAACTTTCAGCGTTTTCGATACATATTCCTTTCCACGATTCACATCAGTCGAAGACAATTGACTGTACTGTTTCTCCATCTGAAGACGATTCAGTCGGTTACGAAGCTCTGCATCACTCATGGACTTAACGCTCTTACTGTTATGAGCTTTAGCATAGTCCTCATGAGCAGGAGCATCAGATTTAGAAGAGCTCTCTCTTTTCTTCCCAGCTGTAGTACGAGTACCATCTTTATTCTGGTAGCGACGAACACCCCACTTCATTCCGATGATACCGTGATGGGCAAGTGCTGTATTATCCATTTTGAAATCCTCCTCTCACATTTAATCCGGGTCAACTGTCACATTGATTCGCCATTCAAGTTCACTGATCTGCCGGTTGATTGCTTCCATGACCGCAGAACTTAAAGGCGGGTCAAACACCAGTTTTACCTTCAGGTAGATAAAAGTTTTTACAAATTCAAGACGAGGATCATCGTACAGGAATTCGGACCAGGTCTTACTCGCATCTTCGATACGGAATCCTTCTTCGGGACCGACACCGAGTTGCGTCAAGACCGAGAATGCCGAATTGATATGCATTACGATGTCCTGGTCAAAGTGCTCGTACTCCTCAGCAATTCCGAGCAACTTTTTGATCGATGTCAGTATGCTATCCATATCGTTTCTCCTTACTGCCTGACGGCTACAAATTTCTTCATGCAGAATCCTTCAATACCGGCGGCAGTGCAGACAGCGTACCAATCATCATTAGAATCGCCCATGTCAATTTCCAGTTCATCAAGACAGGTCGCAACCGTTACGACTTTGGAATCCATACTGGGTTTCTCACGAATGTTCAGTTTCAGACAATCCGTGACAACACCGATCACATTTCGAGCAGCATCTTCGCAAAGCTCTGTTTCCTGTTCCTCGACGATTTCAGCCGAAGTATCAGGAATAGATTTTTCATGAATCTCATTAGACATTGAAAATTTCTCCTTTCATTATTTTCGCCAGGGACAGGTATCGTTTTGTGTGCGCTGTACCGGAGGAAGAACCAACAGACTCTCATCGCCGTAGTGAATAGCATTATGCGTGTTCAACTTCGTACAGATCGCATTCTCCGGATCGAAGACACATGGGTTTCGATTTAAGATGTCTTCATAAGTAATTGGGTTTAGATGATGAATCAATATTGAGCCGAAGATCTCGTAACCTGGTACACCGAGATCGCAACCTTCATCTCGAATAATGATTTCATCTCTGAATTGCAGCCACATATCTGAATGATAGAATTCTTGATTCAGCCATCGCTTAAAACCAAAAGTTTCTTTTCCAACAGAACCGTCAAGTTTCAAATAACGGAAGCGTTCCTCAAATGTAGGCAGTGTAATTAACTCTGAATAAGTTTTAATATTCATCGTCTTCACCGCCTGCACCAGAATATCTCCTAAACGCTTCGAGAGCCTTGTTATACAATTCTTTGGCTTCGCTGTTGGAGTTCAGATTTTTAGTTTTAGCTTCGATAAGCTCTTTCTGCTTCTCCAGAATCTCCTTTTCAATTCGTTCCTTACTGGAACCGAGTTTCAGATAATGTGTTATGACCTGAGAAGAAGCAGTTCCGTCTCTGAGCTGCTTTTCAGCACATTGAATCGCCAAAGAAATCATTAAGTTCTCTTGTGCTTCGAGAGATGTCGGCGGTCTCAATGGGCTGTTTGAGTCGGAAGAGCTTGCAGCTTTACCTTTTGGCATCAGCACTGCCTCCTCTCTTAAAAATTTGGTGCGGATAACAGGAATCGAACCTGCACGGAGTTGCCTCCAATAAATCCTGAGTCTATTGCGTCTGCCAGTTCCGCCATATCCGCATACTTGTACTGCACTTTTTGCTCAACCTGTTGCTCTTTTGGGTAAGAATAGGTGCAGTATTTGAAAGAACTTACAGAGCTGATTTTCCACCAATCACCGAAAGGAGAAAAGAAACATGAAAGGAGATGTTCACACTTTATGGAAAATGCTTCAACCCTGTAAGCTCGTTCAAATACTGCACCCGAGGAGTAAACCCCATTCCAAAAATATCCCTCCGGAGATTTTTTTAAGACCGCCGCGATGAGGTAGGGGGTGTGATTTTGGAGACCCCCTCCCCATGTCTTTAAGCCCTGTGGCAGCAGTGCAGATCAAGTGGTTATTTGTTTGTATTGACTTCAAGTTCAAATGTTTTCAGAGAAGAAAACAAAAACTTTATTCAAAGAGCATTAGACCTCAACCTATAGTTCAAGCCTTGTCTGCTTTTGTTGTTTTCGTTCTCTTAACTTTCTTGTAAATGTTCATGAAGTCGTAACGAATGATCTCGTCAATCGCTCTTTCAATCTCTTGATTGTTCTCTTCTTCAGAGAATTGGTCAGAAGTGTGAGCAATTCGATCGAGATAAGCGCAAGTGTTGTAACCCTTTTCTACATCGAACAGGAACCAATCGGAGAACTGTTCAAATGGATTATAAGGGTTGTCAAATGTGGTAAGGGCACAAGAACCATTCATACCAGTCACTCCTTTCAATTCAAGTAATTAGACACTGTGCTTGTTGAAACACCAAGAGCTTCAGCAATTTCCGATGTGCTGTAGCCAGAAGCATTCATTGAAGCAATCTTATTCTGCTTTGCAGTGCTGAGAGTTGTTGTTGCTCTCGGTGTTGCGCGCTGTCTAAGACTGTCAATGTCCACATTGTCGATGATTTGGGTGAGCTTGTTCTCACTAATAGCACCAGCTTGAATTGCTTCCCATTCACGGTCTGTAATTTTAATGGTTTCTCGCTTTGCGCCAACAGAGGCACGAGCCTGAGTAAGCGCCTGCTGGCTTGCTTTCTTGAGTTCGCCCTTTGTCATATCCGGGTTATCCTGCTTTTTAGCAGCTACTACTGCATTAGCCATGGTCTGAGCCTGTCTTTCTCTGGGAGCATTCTTCAAAGCCACATTAAGTTTTGCATTTAGAGAGTCGACCTCAGCTTGATAGGTCTCTTTTGCAGTGGCAGAGTAGGTTACTTTTCCGGTGGATAGGATCTCAAGACGAGCCTGGTTGCCCAGGGCTTTCATCTTATTAGCGTAGTTAGCATAAGCACGCTCCACGGGGGTATCAGCTTCAGATACCAGGGTATAGGCATCCTTTGCTTCAGCCATCTTAGTGCTGGGCTGAGTACGCTCTTTGACCTTGCCAGTTCGCTTATCAACGTAAACAGGGTCATCTACATCTTTCCATATGTATTCACCAGTTTTTTCGTCGATTTTTGGGCTACCTTGCCTCTTGATAATGGAAGTCTCAGACTTAGCACGGGAAATCAGAGTCGAAGCACCCTCATGGTATCTTCCATCCTCATCAACTGTACCCTGATACTTCTTTTTCAAAGAGCTGATGCCATTGTCGATCTCACTTTGCTTGTAGTCCAGCTTGTGTTTTTCGGCATCAATAACTACCATGCTATGACGAACTGCTCTTGCAAGCTCATCCTGCGTAGCTCCCTTCAAAGTCATGTCGGTAATCAGATTAGAAATGACACCCATCTCTTTCTGTGTGTTCTTCATAGGCTTGAAAGTGCCAGCAGGTTTTCCACCATACTCCAATTTTGGGTCAAATCCTTCAAGCCCCTTCAGAGGAGGAGTGGAAGTAATCTTGACCTTGCTTTTACCAGAGTTACAGGGGATGACCATGACAGTATCACCATCAAAGTCAGCACCTGAAAGCCGTTCTGCAACCTTACTGTTAATACCGATGGCATCTTTAGGGGTGTTACCAAGGATTCTGCGAGCCTCTGCCTGCTTGTTATTCACTGTCAAGATAGGAATCTCAAAAGTTCCGCCATGCGGATAACGAACCAGAGCTACTGTTTCACCATTCTTATAATTCGGAGCATACACTTCATTGTCTTTCATCGAAGTGATAGGTAGAATCACCTGATATTTCTGACGAGGAAGAGCAGCTGCCTGAAGGTGCACAGCAGCAGAGTCACAATCATCCGCAAAGGATTTCAGTAATGATTTTTTGACCGTCGGATTTGTCAGTGAACAGATTTCATCAAATTCAGCCATTTTATCAGATGCCGCCAAGTTCAGCTGTTTATTGACCAGACTCAAACTCTGCTTAGAAAGAAACTGGGAGGGGAGTTTATCCGCCCATTCACCCCAGTCGCCCTCTTCGGCACGCTTATTGATAAGGGAAAGCTGTCGTTTGCCATCAGCATCGATGTAATAGCTCTGCCCACCGGCTTTGATAAGTGAACCAAACGGATTGTCAGGGTCATCCTTGACCTTCTTCAGAACATCCGATGTCGGGGTGCCTTTTTTCTTATTAGTATTGAACATTACATCCACGCCATCAGGAAGATCATCAGAATAGACAGCCATTCCTTTCAAATATCTATTACCATCCACCAGAATGCGAACCTGAGCATAATGGGAATCACCAAGAGACAAGTCATCTACACCGCGACGAATTTCAATGACACCATCTTTCTGAATTCCGCCGTCTTCTGCATAACGGATTTTCAAGCGACTTGAATCCATGCTTTTGGGATATACGAACTTATCGAAAGTCTCGCCGTCATCATGAGACACATAGTCTCTGACAGAATGAACATTCTCAAAATTATAAATCTCTTTATGCTCTGTTCCTGGAGGGCAGAGAACCTTGATGTTTGTTTGCTTACCCGGGTTTGTTACCTGAGGGACACCGCCGACATAGATGTGATAGCCTTCCATTTTCAAAATATAAAGAGCCTGGTTCATTTTCTCTTTCGAAATACCAAGCTCTCTTTCGACTCCGGTTCCGACATCGATCATGCCTTTTTCCGAAATCTGTTTTTTCAGAAATTCAGCGGTCTGCTTTGCCTGATTCATACGAGCTTCGGAACTCTCATTCAAAAGTGAGCGAACCGAAGAATCGTTAGCAAAGCCCATCTTGTCAGCGATTTCATTCAAACTATAACCCTTAGCACGAAGAGCCTTAGCCGTAGCGACATCAGCAGAACGGCGTTCATCCTTTGCAAGGCTCATCTGGGTACGAAATTGGGTTGTACTCAAGCCCATAGATTTTGCAATGGCTACTTCTCCTGTGTAAGTTTTTCCATCTTTGTCAGTAAAGGTGAAATTGGACTTTTTCAGTTCTTCTACACGAGAGAGAAAATCACCGCTGTGTTGATAAGGGTTATCACCCGAACCCCAAGGATAACGACCAGACCTTCTTGGCATACCGTAATGCATTAAAATATCATCCGTGAGACTCATGGTTTAACCCTCCTGTTCTTTGATTTTTCTGATAACCTTGTCGAAGGTAATAATTTTGTCCATGATTGGAACAATATCTTCGGCAGTAGGCGTGTGATATAGAATTTCATTGTTCTGATACAGACGAAGTTCCATCTCGATTTCCGATGGCTTCACCTTGTATTCCAAACAAAAAAGAGCAGCGTATATTTCAAGCTGCTCCATGTGCGCCGGCACGACACCGGTCTTCAAATCGTGAATACGAAGTGTACCATTCCGAAACACAATTGTATCAGCTGTGCCAAAGCAATTTTCTGAATAGAACAGAATCTGTTCAGGCACCATACGAAAACTAATTGCGTCATTGACATACATGTTCAATGTTTTCTGTGACTTGGGGAGTTTTTGCCCCAAAGTGATACATTGACATGCAAAGTCATGTAGAACGGTTCCTCGCTGTGTGGCCAAAAACTTTGAATAAGCATCGGCTACTTTTGTTTCATCATAGTTAATCCAATGATACTTGCTGGCACCAAGAAAAGCGTGTTGCCCTTCAAGATTGGAATGATTGTTGAAGATCATGCAGCACTTCCTCCTTGTTCTCGGGGCAAATAAATCTGGAAAAAGACATCTCGTCCATCTTGCCCACATAATATTCTTGGTTCGGTTGCTTTTTTGCGCCAGCGTGTTGTTTACATTCCAGAGCAGCCCATTTGTCATTGAACAGAATAAGCAGATCAGGAATGCCCTGTAAATATCCAGAGTCGCTTTTCATCACGATGCAACCCGGAAAAAGTTTCTTAAGCTCCTTAATGAGCTTCGATTGAAATTGACTTTCGAGCATTGGCAAATGAGCCTCCTTTCATGTAGTTTTTCAAAACTGAAAAGAGAATGTCTATTCTTAAAAATAGCTTTTTTACTCCTCTCTTCATAAAAGGGGATGTATTTTTCGCGCGGCGGAAAAAGGCATAAAAAAAGACCGAGACACCGTTTAAGCATCTCGGTCAAATATAAAGTTGTTTGTTATCGAGCTTCTACACTTACTGGATCAAGTTCAAAGAGACCGGTATCAGAATTGTAGCTCCGCACTTTAGCCTGTATTCTTACATTGCTGCCGACTTTGATATAATCAGCAAGCGTAAGTCCGTCTCCTAAATCATATACCCCAACATCCTTAAACTTAAAAGTTGGACCAGGGTTTGCAGTATTTTCATCCACATAGTCTCCCGCACTGATTAGCAAATCATATCGGGTGTCGTAATTATCGTGGTTTGTAAGATAGGTAATACAGCCATCAAACTCAATAACCTGATTCTTATGAGCCTCTGCAAAATCGGCATACGATTGATCCATATCTGCTTTAAGAGAAAGCATTGCTGCCAATTCTGGAGAATTATCTACTGTTAAAATATCAACAGCAGGCTCTTCGGTTGAAACGGATTCGCTATCTGTTTCAGAAGTTTCTTTTTCCCGGAATGTGTGATATGTGATTATAACCTCGACATCGGCCGGATACCAAGCATCAGCAGAGTATTTAGTATCGCCATCCACGGAAACAGATTCGACCTCACCGTCTTTTGTAAGCCAACCAGTAACAAGGTCGTCAAGTTTTTCAAGTTTGATGTTTGTGAAGCCACTACTTTCAAACTCGTCAACTACTTTTTGATAATCCTTGCCTTTTTGAATACTGGAACCAGATGGAGTTTTAGCTTCACCGTCATGCCCCTCTGAACCGCAACCTGCGATCGTAAATATCATGGCAATTGCCATACACACTGCCAAGAACTTTCTCATCTCATTAACCCATCCTTTCCGAGGGCATTAAAAAAGTGCGCCCCCACAATGAGAGACGCACCGAAAAAGTGTCAGCCCTCATTGTTGCCACACAATCTCAATCAAGCCGCAAAGGGACAAATGAAATGAGTAAAGAGAGAAAACACTTTTTACCAAAGCAGTTTTCCCTAAACGACTTGAACATATTAGATTGTGTGGCGCTTATAGTATAGCACAGCCTGAAAGAAAAAGAAAGAACTTTCGGTAAAAAGTCTTGACATTTCCATCGACTTGTGCTATGTATTTTGGCTTTTGGTCAAATGCCCACTTTTCTCGCCCTATTTATATATTTATTAAAACTTTTTATCGCAATTAAATAAGAAATAAAAGTGGGAAAGTGGGCTTTTTTCACAAGAAAAATTTCAAATCGGCGCAAATCGGCCATTTTGGGGCAAAAAACGCTCAAAAAGTGCCATTTTCAGAAAATACCTCCGAATTTTTCTGCCCACTTTTGGTTTTCAAAACCGGGCTTTTGCCCACTTTTTCTGGGCTTTTTTCAGGAAAATTGTCCGTACACGCTCAAAAATTTTTTCAAAAGTGGGCTTTTGCCCGAATCCGCCAAACAAAAGTGGGCTAAAATTTACACAATTTTCAAGTATGTACGGACTCATTTCTCTCATCTCCAAACCCGTCCGTTCCGTTTATCAATCAGAATAATCCGACCTTCGATCTCAAAGCCAGCCAACTCGCACAAGTAAAACAGTGTATGCAGCAGTCTATGAAATCTTTCGTCTTCTTCACGATCAATATTCTTGAGGGCTTCGTAAGCGGTCGGGTCAGGATATCCTTCGGCATTTCGTCGAGGATTAGTAGTGTTCGCCATGATGCAGGTACTCCTTTCTTCTAAGTTTGTTTCAAGATCGCTACGCCGTCTTTCAAGCTTTCCGGAATATCAATGACTCGCTGATTACGGCTTCCTCTGAAGTCAAGCTCCAACGATTTTTCAGCCTGTACGAACGGGCCGTCAACAAGCACATCAATATGTTTCAGAAGCTCGATGCCTTGCCTGTACAAGTCTTCAAAAAGATAACCAGTGTAGCACCAAACGCTGAGTCCCATTTGATGAGCTTTTTCAGCGATCAGAGAACACTGGTAAATCTGACAGAACGGCTCGCCTCCGGAAATGGTGATGCCGTCTATCCAATTTTTTCTTTTTGAAATATCATCGAGTATATCTTCGATCGACACGAGTTTTCCGCCACCGAATGGGTGAGTTTGAGGATTATGACAGCCGGGGCAATGATGAGGACAACCCTGTGTAAATATCACATATCGGATGCCTTCTCCATCAACAATGGATTCCGGTTCAATCCCCGAAATTCGAATCAACTTCATGCTTGACACGATCTCGCTCCTCCGCACGCTTAGCGTCATTCCACTTATCAAGAGTTCCGACCAAATATCCAGTGATGCGACGAATGCGTTCGAACGGAATTCCATCAGCATCGCTCCGTCCGCAGCAGGGACAGGTGTCATTGATAATACCGTTGTAGCCACAGACAGGATCTCGGTCTACAGGATGATTGATGCTGCCATAGCCAATGCCAGCTTCTTTCATGTGCCTTACAACCCGCTCGAAAGCTGCAAGGTTTTTGGTCGGATCACCGTCCAGTTCTACATAGGAAATATGACCGGCATTAGTAAGAGCATGATACGGAGCTTCAATATCGATTTTCTTAAGTGCAGGGAGATGGTAATATACCGGAACATGGAAGCTGTTGGTGTAGTATTCACGGTCGGTAACTCCTTTGATAATTCCGTATCTTTCTCTGTCAGATCGAAGCAGCCGCCCAGCTAAACTCTCAGCGGGAGTAGCAAGACAGGTTACATTCATACTGAGTTCTGTGCTCTTACGGTTGCAATAGTCACGAATATAGCCGACAATACGCAAGCCAAGCTCCTGGGAGAACTCATCTTCACCGTGATGCTTGCCATTAAGCGCTACAAGACACTCTGCAAGCCCGCAGAAACCGATAGATAGCGTTCCATGCTTCAAGACCTCTCCAACCGTGTCATCAGGAGAAAGCCCGTCAGAATCCATCCAGACGCCTTCTCCCATAAGGAATGGGAAGTTACGAACAATTCTCGAAGCCTGAATTTTGTATCGGTCGAGAAGCTGCTGCATCGTCGCGTCAAGCATTTTATCCAACAGTTTGAAAAATTGAGAAATATCACCATCAACCACAATAGCCAGCCTCGGAAGATTGATAGAAGTAAAACTCAGATTACCTCTGCCGGGAGCGATCTCGCGAGACGGGTCATAAATATTACCCATTACACGAGTACGGCAACCCATGTAGGCAACCTCCGTTTCAGGATGACCGGGCTTGTAATACTGGAGATTGAAAGGTGCGTCAATAAAAGCAAAGTTAGGAAACAGACGCTTTGCACTGACCTTCATCGCCAGTTTGAACAGGTCATAATTCGGGTCATCGGGATTATAGTTGACACCTTCCTTGACTCGGAAAATCTGAATCGGGAAGATAGGAGTCTCGCCGTTTCCGAGTCCTGCCTCTGTAGCAAGGAGAAGCTGCTCGATAGCGAGGCGACCTTCCCAGGATGTATCTGTACCATAGTTAATAGAGCTGAATGGGACTTGAGCGCCTGCACGGGAATGCATGGTGTTTAGATTGTGAATCAGCCCCTCCATCGCCTGGTAGGTGTCACGAGTGGTCTTTTCCATAGCATAGTCCAGAATCCATTCCTTATCTTTCAGGTCATTGAGGCGTTCGCAGATCTCATAACCCTCTTTCAGGTACTTCTGATAGGTGTAACGGACACCCTCAGCCATAGCATAATCGAAGTCCACAACACTCTGTCCGCCATGCTGGTCATTTTGATTTGACTGGATAGCAATAGCAGCCAAAGCTGCATACGAACCAATGCTTTTTGGTGCTCTCAGATGGCCGTGCCCGGTATTGAATCCATTCTTAAAGAGTTTGCGAAGTTCAATCTGCGTGCAGGTCGTCGTCCATGCATAGAAGTCAAGGTCATGTATGTGAATCCAACCATCGCGGTGAAGTTCTGCAATTGCAGGTTTAATCAAATACTCCAGATTATACTCCTTAGCGGTATTGGCACCATATTGCAGCATAGCCCCCATAGGGGAGTCACCGTTGATGTTGGCGTTATCTCGTTTCAAGTCGCTATCTTTTGCCTGAAGAACGGTAATACTATCAAAAATAGCTTTTACCTTTTCTCCGAATTGTTCATTCATAGAAAACCCTCCTTAAATATCATCCTGATTGCGATGCAGACTGTGTTCAGCGTCGAAACCATCCGGATACCTGGCTTTCAGTTTATCCACATTCATCTGCATGATGGTTTCAAGGTCGTACCCAATAGCGTTTGCACTTACAGCGAGATACCAAGCCACATCTCCAAGCTCTTTAGCCATATGTGCAGTGTCCAGTTCGTGCCCCTGAAACAGATGTTTTTTCAAAATATCAATTGCTTCGCCGGCTTCTCCGTTCAGACCCATTAAGCCATTGAGCAGAAGCCGGTCAGGCGGTAAATCTTTTGGAGCAGTGCGAAGAGCTGCCTGCTGATAGTCGTTCGGCGTCATATTTTTTCCTCCTGTGATTACGATTTACCAGTGCAATAGCCTGGTTTATTTGAATATCAAGCTGACGTTGTTCTTTTGCTTCCCGCAGACGGTCACGAACAGCCTGAATACCCGCTTTTGTCGCTTCTCTGGCAAGCATAGTTTTCTCCTTTACACAAAAAATAAGAGCCAAGGTTTAACCTCAGCTCTTACATAAAATGTTAATTTTTCGATTTGTGGTATTTCCAGGCTTCACAAACCGTTTCCTTGCATTTCGGATAATCAGGGCGTCCGCATTTGTTGCAGATAAGCTCTTCTCGTCCGAGATCCGGAATATCTTCTTCAAATTCTTTGATAACAGTTGTCCATGTGCCGTCTTTTCTTCGAACCGGACAGGACATTCTGGATTTAACTTTCATCCTTGTTACACATCCTTTCGATAACGGTCATGCAATAAGGTCTAAAGAATTTATCAAAGATTGCTACCGGCACAGTAATAATCAACAATATCCAAAATATGTCTCGAATAATTCTCATTTGATGACCTCCTTACAGTATTTTACCACAAATATAACAAAAGTAAAAGGGCTTGTTACGGCCCCTTTACCTTTGAAATCGAGTAACTTACGAAATCATGATCTTGTAGCGTTCGTTCAGCTCTTCAAACACTTCCTGATCTGCTGCAATGCTGATGTGAAACTCAATCTTGCCCTTTTCGTTCAACACGGTTTGGACAGCAGGTTGAAGTTTCTCAGCAAACAGCATTCTCAAACAAGTGCCGAGTTGCCGATCATTAACTGCCAGAAAATAATTCATTGTGCGTTACCTCCTTTCATAATAGGGGGTGTATTTTTCGTGCAGGAAACCGTTTGTTAGAGTTTCTCCGTCTCGATAAGGTGCTCACATTCATGTGGGTTTTCATCCGAGCAGACTTTATATTTATCCCAGTATCTTGGGCATTCATGTTCCTTTGCGTTTTTACTGCACATCGTCCATAGTGGGCACAGCTCTCCGTAATAAGGAAGCTGATTGACTACGAATTTCATCATCTTTCATCCTTTCTTTTCGCCAGTAATAAGCTTAGAATATGGCAGACTTTCAATCCAATCACAGAACGTATGCCATTCGTCGAGTTTGTGATTCCGGCGGGACTTGTAGATGTTTGCCAGAACCTCGTAGTTCAGCATGACTGTCCGGCGCTGGTTATAAGAGCTTGGCAGAAGTTGGATCAGCTGCCACCAGTACCGTTTGTCCTTTGTTTTAATATATCTTCCTCGGTAGTAGTTAAGGACATTGATTATTAAACCCAGAAGGTCATCGCCATCTACCCGGATGTTATTCGCATCATTGAGAAAAAGAGCGTCGCCTGCATCATTATTAGCCATACTCAGTAAATGTTCATGACTGAAATCCTCCAGCGTAAACTCCTTGTCCGCAATCTTATGCATCGTCGAGCACGAGTTCGCAACCGTACCAACCTTATAAGTATCAAACTCTTTCCACCAGTACAGCGGGGCGGTGATGTCAAGATAGACCGTAATCATCCGCATGAACTTACGATGATCGGTACCGGCATTTCTCAGTCGGTTCATCAAATCTGCATCATTCGGACCAATCCAAAATTCACTATCATCAGAGTAAGAAGCCAAAATATGATTCTCCCTCTGAGCTGGAGCGACATATCTCCAATTAGAATCACTCTTCTCCCAAGAGTTCTTAGGGTTTCGCATACCACGAATGGCGTGCTCCCAGCCTATAACCTCGGCGTTTTCAGTTTTCAGCATTTTCTACCTCCGCAAGCTTCGTCAAAATCATTTCCAGAATTTCCTCTACAATCGAACGAGTATTGTTGTGTAATTTAATATAGGCTTCATGGTCTTTGTACCAGGCAAACATTTCGGAAAGATCCCCTTTAATCCAACTGAATGCCCACCAGTCACAAACCATCTCAATAATATATGGGTACGGCATTTCAATAAGGATAGTTCCTTCTTTAGGCTCATCATTGATTAAAATCCAGTGCTGCCAATGATGGGGGTTTCGATGAATATGCATGAGCCATGCCCGGTTAAATGCTTCAATGACTGCTGGGGTTTGCTCTCCGTAGAAATAGTCATCATAAGGCTTGTACTCATCTGGTGTGTTCTTCGACATGTCATGAAATTCAATATTCCGAGTAGCCTCCACATCTGTTAGCTCTGGAATATAAGCAGCGATCCACTGGTAAGCTTTTTTCACAGCTTGTCTGTGGTTTTCCAGATATTTGTCATACTTTTGTGACATCAGATTCTCCTTTCTTATAGATAACCCGATCGCAAGCAACTTTGTTTATCACGCTGGTTGTGTAGTCGATTGTAGGGACCTCATGCTGCTCGAAATGGATTATTATGGAAAAATCAGTGATTAAATCATTTTCGGGATGCACCATCGATTCAGCTCGGTTGATAAGTTCTTGACCTGCGTCTTTTATTTGCTGAACAAGAGCATTACGATACCCATTAGCCATTTTTTTCGATCTCCTTTCTCAATTTATGAGCCATAGCCACCTGTTCCTCAAGCCCCGGCATATGAGGGCAGGGGTAATCGAGACCACAAAATAGACAAGTAACACCTCTCGTAAGAGTAAAGCATCGATTGCATAAAACCCGACAACTTTCTTTAAGTGAATCGTTTTCATTTTCGAGTTTTGAAAGCTTTTCATGGTATTCAGTCTGAAGGTCTGACAACTGTCTTTTCAGTTGTGCATTCTCTTCAGTAGCATCTGACGAAAGTGCCTTTCTGAACTCCTCAAGATTCATGTTTCTTTTCTCCTTTCAGAAATATCACTCTTGATCGAGCCGTGCTTGTTTAAGGATGCGACCGATTTCATAAACAGATTTTGCTTGAGCCAGTTTCTTTTTAACTTCTTCGCTATAGCAAAGCTCCGTTGCGATATCAATCGCATCCTTCTTCTCGGCATCAAGAATTGTTTTTGCTTTCATAGTTCATCGGTTTGTGGGAATTTGTATTGCTGGGCTCTGCGAGACAGTCGTTGCACGGATCTTTGGATTCTTTAAGACCGTTGTGCTTGCAAGATTTGCAATACTGGTCGAAATAGACTTCCTTTTCTTCATTCATCTGCAAAACCTCCTTACAAAATCCACAGGATGCACTTCACCGTCAAAGCAATGACGATAGCAGAAACACAAAGACAAGCTACCAGTGCGATAGCTTGCCCAATTTTATAAGCGACAGTGTTCATTCTGTCTGAATTGTTGGTATTGTTATGCATATTCATCCTCCAAACTGAAGTCCGAGGTGAGAGTATAAATCCTTATAAAGAATCTTCTCTAACTCGTCCTTATACATTGTTACAATTTTGCCGTTTACTACACGGCTTACGGTTTCTCTTAAAATTGGAGCAGTAATATCAGTGGCAACAGATGCTTTGGCATCCGCCATGATCGGATCTGATAAATATCCCAGTGCTTCCATTTCCTTGTGGTTACAAGTCTCGACAAACGGACATTCACGATATTGCTTCGCCAGTCTTGCCAACGCCATCGTCCGTCACCTTCTTTCTCAGGTATCGCTCAATGTTTTTGCATCGATTTCGATTTGAACATCGAATAACCGTGTCGGAAATGACGATCTCTTCACTCAGCCCGTATGCTTTTTGCGGTCGCTGGACATCTGGATCGAAGTCCATACAAGCGGAGCAATAGTCCGCAACATCAAGGGTTATCATCTTTTCTCCTTTCTTAGACAGCTTTAGATTTATAGCTGCCTACATACTTGGTTTCATTGAAATTCCGCTTCTCACTCAATGCTCGGCTAATAGCCAAATCGATACCGGAACGGGACTTCAAATGGTAATAGTAAAGATCTTTGAATGGAGTGTTTAGTCGGTCGGTTCGTCCTGCTGATTGCTTCATGATTTTGTAAGAGTAGTTCTGCGAGTAAAACACAATGGTGTCCGTACTAATGCAGTTCCATCCTTCGGCTCCGGCAGTATACTGAACCAGATACACCCAACTGTCACAAGTTGGAATCGGTTGATGCTTATGACCGTTCCATTCTGCAATTTCAACATTTTCTCCATAGTAGAGATTTTTCAGAATATCAAGCTCATAATCAAAATTGTAAAAGACGATCATTTTGGGGTGCTTCTCAAACAATTCCATCAGAGCGATTTGTCTGGACTCATCCTCATTTACGATGCGTCGCCATACATAGCAAAGCTCTCCAGCATTTACAATCGGCTCGTTTTTGTACGGATTCCAACGAAGACGGCTTGTCTCTTTATACTTTGCTATATCGTAATTGACATAAACATCCTCATGGTGTGAGCAGGTTTCTCGCTTGAAATCCATATCCACAAGAATGCGATTACGAAGCCGGATGAGTCGTCCTACTCCCAAATATCTGTCTACTTTCGGATACTTTCCGTTTACCCAAGTCATGACCATGTGTTCTTCTTTGAAAGCAGTCCGGTTCCTATAGAAGCCGTTTGCTACAAATACAGGAATATAATCCTCCCATGTGTCCCCTGGGGTAGCAGATAGAAGAATCCATTCGTTAAACTTGGCAATTTTCAGAAAAGCCTTTACCCATGCACCTGAACCGACAACACGCTGCTCATCAAATATGAAGAATGCGTCCGTAACCGTGGCATACTTCCCGATATTGTTCCAAGAATCAACGACGACCTTATTTTTATAGGCATTGACCTCTTCATGGACAGAAAGAAGGAAGGGCGAAAGCTCACCCTCCCATTCCAAAGTATCTCTTTTTCTTGCCGTGGTAATGATGTACAGGTCTTTTGGCGTACCCGGCATCCGAATATAACTCTTTGTACCGAGCTTACCGCCATTCTGTTTGTAATAATAGGCTAAAGCTGTTCTGGATTTGCCACTACCGACACCGCCACAAAGAATGCAGCCGTTTTTCATTCTCTCAACAGCATCTGTTTGATAGTCTCGAAGTGATATGCCGGCCATCAGTACCCTCCGAAGATTCGACGCAGCACCCAGACATTGGAGAAGTACATTGGGGTAAACCAGTAATTCTCTTTGTCGTCGCTATCTGTCATCGGCTCTGTCAGAGAATTTCCGACCTTTACATATCCGGCTACACCCAAAAGTGAAAGCTGAATATAACACATTAGTGCTACAGTTTCATCGATGTCCTGTGCAACGATGAGAAGATGATTTTGGTAGTTCAGGTTTGCTTTTTCCAATTGCTTCCTTGCAGCATGAATTCTGGCAATCAATGTGGCTCCAGCTCCGCAGCAAGGATCGTTGATTGAAATATAACCGTCCTGTTCTACCTTTTTTACGACATCATCCATCGTCATTTCTGCCATCAATTCACAGACATGGTACGGTGTAAAGATCTGACCGTTATGCCCATCACCAAGATTAAGGGACATGAAAATGCTGCCCAGAAAATCTTGCTCCGGTTTTTCCTCCAAAGCCAAGACCGTCTGAGTAGCCAGTTCAGGAAACAACTCTTGATCCTGCTTATTGTACTTTTTGATGACTTCCAAATATAACGCTTCTCGCTTATCCCGGTGCTCCTTATCAAGAGGATTAGATAGTGAACAAGCGAACATAGTAATGAAGTCACGCCAAACATCCAAAGCCCGATACCGGTTAGTCAACCGTCCGAATGCATCTAAGAAAGCTTTTTCCGGAGACAAAACCTTTTTGCATTTTTTCCCAGCGGGCTTTTTTTGCTTTGGCGTTTCTTCTTTTTTCTCAGGCTCAGTCGTTTGCGGAAGCTCTTCCGCCGGCTGATGAGGAGCAGTCTGAGTAACTGCTTTAGATTTAGTAGCCTTTTTGCGTTTCTTCTTTTTCTGCCACAACATGGCTTTACCTCCTTTCGGTTATTAAAGGGAATAAGGCTGTTTCCTCTTACCGTCATAGGCGTGCACACCTAATCGAGACCTTACTGGACATTTAACCAGACATGTACTAAGCTGGCACCTATTCACCTTTAGAAGGGCATCTCCTCAGGACCCTCCGTTTCGGCATACTTTTCAGCGAATTCGTCTTCTTCAATGGTGACATACATCGTCTTAAGGTATGCCTTGACGCCAGTCTTACCATTGACCTCCCAGTTGTAGGGACGGATCGTCAGGTCGACATTGCGAATCTCAGCGAAGTCCAGAGTTCCGATAGACTCCTCATCCAGCTGAGTCTTAGCTCGACGAGTAATCATAATAACCTTCGGGGGGATGTTGTCGAAGCTGACCGCCACCTGAATATAATGGCGAGGAGCCTCGTCCTCATCACGAGGAGCCAAAACACGAACATTCCAGCCATCCTCAATAAGCTTCTGCGCCATATCGGGATCTTCAATGACCACGCAGAAATTGCGGGAGCCAGCACGATTGTACTTGGACTCCTCACCCTTAAAGTTGCGGAAGATAATTCGAGCATTCTCGATGATGATGTTGTCTACTGCTTTGTAAGCCATAATTAGTTTCTCCTTTCAATTTTTGCGTTTATCGCATGGAAATGGACAAGTCCTGCACTCCTCCTCATTGGGAATACAGGACTCGGTAGAATCAGCCGTGCACAAAATATAAATGAACACAGCAATTAACAGAATTAAAATCATAAGCATTACCTCACATCAAACGGCGTAGTATCGTCCTCATGAGGCTCGCCAGCTCCGAACCACGGTGGTGTGTTATCCGAAACATACGGTTCGTCCGCCGCAAAGCGTTCGAAGTCACCATAAACAGACAGAGACTTGACTGCTTCGTCTACCATGTTGTTGTAATAACCACGGTCAATGTCACCCTGTTTGTCCAGCTGCTTGACCATCTCGGACTCAAGCCAGCGGAAGCCCTTAGAACCCGTAGCAGCAGCGTAACCCTTTTCACCGGTCTTCTTGTTTTCAGTCTCACGAAGCAGAATGCCACCTCCGCAGCCAGGCTTAATCGGGCAGAACTGCCCAACCTTTCCGATGAAGTGGTAGTCGTGACCCTTGGTGATTTCGTCCGTTAGTTCTTCGACACGCTCACATTCAGTGGGCATCGGCTCAGTCATGCGTTTAGAATCGGTAATCTGTTTCCACAGTTTATCTCTTTCCGCTTCAAGGGCACTTACATCCGGCAAAGCCTCGTTCATGTCAAGATAGAGCGAGGACGTTACCGATTTCGTCTCGCACATATCCTCGAACTCGATGTTCTCCTTGCTGAAAAGCGTCTTGAAGACATAAGGAATCTGGAACTGTGTACCGGTTGCCGTCCATGCATACGGATGCTTCTTGTTCTCCTTGCAAATATCTTTTGCGGAGTCGATGTACTTTTTCCCGTACAGGTCACAGCACTTCTCGACTGTAGCATAACGAGCAATATAAACCGCATCGTTTACCAGACACATACGGTCGTAGGTTGCTTCGTGTTCAAAGTTGTACCCATACAGCTTGCCGTATTCAGTTACAAACTTGATGATCTCAGGCGTTGCATCCGGAATCTTGATGGAGTCGGTTTTTATGTGTGCCACAGTAAAGCCCTGACTCTGAACAGCGTGCTTGAGATTGACCATGAACAGGGCCCCTCGTTTAGCAACGATGTTATCCTTGTTACGGTTATCCCGGAACGGGTTTTCAAATCCGGCTGAGGTCAGACCGTACACGGAGTTAATTGCAATTTTCAGAGCCTGTGCCAAGTCAGCCGCAGCATTCTCGTCAGTCAGGTACTTAGCCAATGCACCACCCAGCATCTTCTTTGCTTTGTCAAAATCCTTATGCTTGATAGCAATACGAGCCTGGAGAATTTCATTGAACCGTTTCGTGTATTCCGGTCCGAAAAGTTCTTCTGCTACAATACTGCTCGGATGCATAGAGGCAATATCCAACAGAGCAATGTTACTGTACATACCGGGTTCAGAATATACATAGCCGCCCTCACCGACTTCTTCACCTCTATAGACAGACTTGCCGCCCTCGAATGTGTAGCCAGGAAAGATGGGACGATGGTTTTTATCGAACTGTGTGAACTCGTCGTAGTCTTCAAGCCCCATTGTAAACGTCTGACTCTCGTCACCCATGAAACGGTAATTGAACTGATCCTGAGGCTTGCGGTTGTTACCAAATATAATTCTGGTAGTCAGCGAGTTCGTTGTATCATTGACGGACATCCCCGCCACATCTGCCAGAATCTGACGAGCCGTGAAGTCCGCCTTACGAGCATTAAAGGTTGCTTCTGTCGCAATGACATCGTTGTCGCAATACTCAGCAACCTTAGTCCAAAGCTCCTCCGGCACAGGCTTGTCCCAAGGCAGACCAAGTTCCTGATGGTGAATACCCAGTTCAATCTCGAACTTCTTAAGGGACTGCTTCTTACTGGAAAAGTCATACACATCCGTATACGACACATTATAGGCTTCGCCAAAGAAGCAATTTGCGCTGCCGTTGATGATCTTTGTCGAGAGATTATAAAGCTGTTCGTTCGTATACCCCATCAGCCGAGCATAGAGAATATGGTTGTCGTATCGACGGCAGTTGAAGCCAACCAGACGGAATCGCATCAGCTCTTCAATCTCAGTCGGGGTAGGGTTAATCATACGAACCACCGGCTTACCCTCGCCCTCGATTTTCCAGTTCACCAAGAACAGGTTCGGAAATACCTCAACATCATAGAACACGAGCTTAGCATCATCATTTTTTGCTCCTGCTGACTGGTCTGCGGACTTAAACTGCATCTTGTTGACTAACTTGATACAGTAATCCGCCTGATGTGTGCTGCTCGCTGCAAATGCCAAGACAGCATTGCGCATATCAGTCACGTCATAATTGAGTCCGCTTGCATAAGCATCCTCAAGAATCTTGTAAATGAAGTCGATACTGGGCTTTGTTGCCGGATGGTACTCCTTGTTGAGATTTCGCTTGATTTGCGTTCTAAGCCCTTTCTCGCTCTTCACCCCTTCAAAATTTATCACTTGTTTTTCTCCTTTCAGTGGCAAACCCGAATTGATCGTTGCGATAGGCAAGTCATTACACTTTGTCAGCTTTCTGCGCAGCGAGCTTTTACCGGTGAAGACTTTCACTTCAATATGATCGTCGTACACTCGGCTGAGCTTGCTGACATCACCGGCATAAATATAATGAAGGTGGATGCCCTGACCGCTTTTGCTGAGTTCAGCATAGGTCGGCGGCCATTTACTCGCTTCTTTAAGATTCAGTTCATATGACTTATTACCGTCCTTATCCTGAATATCAAAGTCGATAACAATGTGGTTCTCCGGGACTTTCACATAATGCAATCTGGATGTGGACAGGTCGCTCAACTTAGTAGAAACTTCATCCCATTTGGAAGTTGGCGTCTCTTTAGCCGAAGCATACTGAGCAGGGCAATCTGCGCATTCTCTATCGAAGACCGATTTCTGTTTTAAGAATTCGATCAGTTTATGCTCAGGCTCGTCTTGCTCGGTAAGTGTCTTATCCTCAAATTTCTCGGTTCGAAAGCCAATGTAATAACTTCGCACACGAGTTCCGTCATCGAGATTGAACCTCTCCTTGTAATCCCGGAAATAGTTTTTCAGTTCCTCCTTAAATATCCTCTGAGAGAATGGGAAGGTAACTTTTGCCTCATCGCAATAGGTTTTATACATCTCCCATGAGGCTTTGAGAGTTGTCCCGTCTTCTTTCTTGAAGACATGGTAAGAATCAATAATGAAGTTATAGAAATCATTAGATGCACCAAGCATCGTCACGGGAATATAATCATCGTATCTGCCCGGATTCTCCAGATAGACTTCCTGGCAATGATAAGCAATTGCACCGAGTTCAAATTCGATCTGCTTTGTCACCGCCTTGTATTCCTTGGGACTTAATTTGTTTCCGGAAGGGGACACATCGATCAATCGTCTGATAAGACCTGACTTTGCGTCCGTAATCTTGACCGGTTTATTGGTGCCCATGAACAGGAAGCACTTGAAGCGGTTTGCGTAGGTCGATTTGAACTTTTCATTTACTGTCATCAGCTCGTGAGAAACCAAACTGTTCAGTCGGGTGTTGTCCTCGATGCGAGATAAGTCACCGTCATGCTGAATTGCCACAAGTGGATTCGTCTTGAATGCCTCTAATGCAAAGGAATTACTGGACGAACCCAGTGCTTTCGCATCGAAGACGGAATAATATCCTTCAAAGAGCTGCTGAACAATGTTCAGAACCGTAGACTTACCCGTACCTGCTGCACCGTACAGAACCATAAATTTCTGCAATTTCTTCGACTCTCCACAGACAATAGAACCAATAGCCCATTCAATTTTTGTTCGCTCTTCTTCAGAGTAAATTGTGGACATCAGCTTATTCCATGCATCCGTGGCCCCTTCTTCAAGAGGATAGTTCAGCCGCTTACTTGCGTAGTCTTTTTTGTTCGTCGGTGTATTGGAGAATATAAGTTTCTCATCAAGCATGTGGAAAGAGTCTCGCATCTGCTTTTGACAGTATTTATGCCATGAATCGATCATTCCAGATTCGGAATCCCACATGTGCAGAACTTTAATACTCGAATCAAAGTTTTTGCGGTTTTCCTCTGCATACTTGTCAAGTT